GCCTTTCGGGCCCTCTCCGGCCCTTTTAGCTATTCCACACAAGGGCCCCCATAACCCATTACGCATAGTAATATACCCTGCTTATCTTGCCGGTAAGAGGGGGCCGACCGCGGTATCACGAGGGGAGGGGCCCTTATATACCCTTTATATAGGGCCGTAGCTCCCACGAGGGAGGGAGTATATAAAGAGTATATAAAGGGGGTTAGAACACGACATGGGAGGGGCCCGCCGTTACGTGACCTTACCCACCTCGATAAAATCTGAAATTTTGGTATTGAAAGAGATTTTTCGGCCCGCCGAAAGAATCGTGTCACTTATAGCAACGACTAAACAAAGAACCTTGTCCCTCAGCGGGGTTGCCCAAATGGTGCCTACCACGAGGCCCCGCATGAGGGACACTCGCACAGAGACCAGAACCGCATTTATAATTAGCGGTCCCGTAAACGAGTGTTAGAACTGTCCAGTTAATTCTTAACGAAAATACGAGCCGGGGTCAACCGCTTGCCTACCACGAGTCAGCCCGGCTCCGTAAAGGGTCAAACCAAACCCAACTTGAAGGGGGCCTACCCAACCAGAGTAAGAATCCCCCGCTACAAACTAAAACGGCGAGAAGGCATAAGCACACCGCTCCACAACCGACCGCGCGCGAGCCCGTGCTACTACCCAATTACCGGGTGATATTACTGGGTTGCGGCATAGATTGCCGGTTATACTGTCAAGTAGCGGAGAAGTAGTATTTAAACCCCCGACACCCTATATAAAAGGTCGTCTATTACTATTAGTGAGAGCAAAGGGAGTCTGGTATCGAGCCCGGCCCACCTCCCGCTGTTCTCGGATTTTCTCTTTCCTCCGGTTTCGGAAGGCGGTCTCCCAGTCTACCTCTTTTCGTTTTTGGGAGACGAGCGCCTTCCCGCAGAAATCGGATTTTTGATTCGGGCTCATGGTTGGGTTCATTTCTCGGAAGCCCCAGATTTCCCTTTTTGGCTTCCGTTTTCAATACAATAATGGCTTCTCGTAAGGTAACTGGTAAGACTAAAACAGAACTCCGCAAAAAGAAAGCGGAGTTTAAGAAGACTAACCGAGGTCAGCTTTACGACTTCGAAGAGTGCTTCTGTCTTGCCAAGATACCGCGACAGCCAGAAGACTACAACGGACCCGACCGGTACTGCGTTTCGCGGAATTTAGTACACGGCAAGAAGCGATGTAAGTTCCACGGAGGAGCAGGGCACGGCAACCCAGAATATCTCGACCCCTTAGCTAACATGAAACACGGAATGAACGCGAAGCGAGAGAATCTTGTCAAAGACTTCTCGGACGCCGATAAGCAACTCTACGAATGGGTTGTGGAAGAGTGGCCGGAAGCGTATGAGGTCAACATCGAAGACGACCCTCTCGCCGCATATGAGTTTCATGCTCTTGCCGTTGAGATTGTCCGTGCGGAGCGGGCAGAGGGGTTCTTGATTCGAGAGGGCGAAGACAATCAGAAGAAGGTCTTCGGCCCGGACGGTTCTGTTCACTACGAAGATGTTCCGCACTACCTCGCGGATATGCTTCAACGACAGCGAAAACTTATCATGCGGATGGAGGATAATCTGGGAATTTCCCGAAAGAAGCGCCTCCAAAACGAAACGGCGAAGGACGCGACCGACGTTATGAAGTCGTTCGCCGAAGTCGGCGCGTCTCTTATTTCCGAGGCCGACGCGGAGTACGACCCCGACGAGTGGGGGCCGGGCGATGATACTTGAGTCGTTTTCGGCTGGCTACTGGTTGGCTCCTGAACTGAACGTCGCCTCTCACGGCGGGAAGCGCGCGGTAGTTCAAGATGCCGTATTTGACGAATTGGTTAAAGAGACAGGAGACGAGGCCCCCCGAATAATGGTGGGAGGCCGCCGCTACCGGCTTCACCCGTCGTGGGGGATGCCTCACCACGTCGTCGCGCTCCCGGACGAGACGTATTCGGGAAGCGGCTCGGAGGCTGTTCTGGTTTCGCGGCCAGAACGGCGCTGGTTGTTTGAACTATAAGCGTCGTCGCCTTCCCGCAGGCTTCGGATTGCCGAGGCAACGCCGAGGCCCCAGCACGGCGCTCGCAAGAGTGTGGACACCACTCATAAACACATTTAGGTTACTTACATGACTACTCAACTTCACGACACCGGAGAGAAATTTATCATGGACGAAGCGTTCGGTTCTGGAACCGGCGCTACGTCTGTTAGTATTGGGCTGTTTAATGACGCGACTGATGGGCTGTCTGACAGCTCTGACGTTTCGAACATTACGACTGAGCCCGGTGGCTCTAATTACGGTCGGCAGTCGGCTACTCTTGGAAGCGACTTTACGGTTCAGGACAACGGCTCGAACTGGGAAGCTATTATGGCCGACCAGACGTTTGATACGTCTAATTCAAGCCAGTCTATTGACGCCTATTTCGTCGTTGTCAATTTCCAGTCCGACGACACGGGCGACAGTTCTGCTACCGACCACCTTCTGTTCACGGGCTCCCTTGACCAGACTTACGACCTCGGCTCGGTCGATTCGTTCACTCTTAGCGGCTCCGGTATTAGCATCAACTAAGATTAACCGCCTGTAGCGGTCGTCTTTGTCAAAATGAAACAAATCGCTGAAACTGGCTCAATTTACATTGACGGGAATTACTCAAACATCCCAAACGCCGCCGACAGCGATTACGTTTCTTTTAGCCAACTCTACGACCGGCCTGTTGTAATCGCACACCAAGCGACAAATAGTGGCGGTCAGGACGTTGATAACCGAGTTACAAACCTAACGTCGTCTGGATTCGACCTGTTCGCACACGAACCCGACCGACAAGGACACGCTAACAATTGGCATACGTGGATTTGCGTCGAAGAAGGGGTCTGGCAGACCGCTGACGGAGCAATAATCGAAGCCGGTGTTCACCAGACGGAGACCACGAACGAAGACGGAGAAGCGTTTACGGGCGATTCGGTCGAGTTTGAGTACGATTGGGCGACCGCGCCTGTAGTATTGTCCACTCCCAACACCCATAACAACCAAGATTGGGCCACGATTGGGATTGAGAACGTCACGGCGACCGGATTTGACGTTGCTCAACAGCAAGGTGGGACAACTTCAACGAATAACGCGACCGCAAGCGAAGAATTGGCGTATATCGCCATTTCTCCGGGTTCTGGTACGCTTGATTCGGGCGTTCCGTATGAAGCGTCCTTAACAACCTCTACAAGCACCACTTTCGGCGTTTCTTTTTCTGGAGCGCCGGATATTGTCTGTGATTGGCAAGAACGGCCCGGTTCATCGTGCGGATGGGTTCGTGGCGGCGGAACGTGGACTTCTACAGACCATAATTGGTACATAGAATCGGCCGGAAGTAGCGGGACTTACGGCTATCTGGCTATTGAGCCGGATTCTACGATTAACGGAACGAACGCGGCTACAAACCGGTCTGGGGGGTTCTCTTACCGAGGAACGGACCCCAAATCTTTGGCCTATTTCCCGCTGAACGGGACTACTGGAGAGGTTTGGCAGGATTCACAGACAGCCGCTTACGGAGTTACGTCAACGACTGGCCCGGATGGGTCCAGCAACGGGGCTTATCAGTTTGCTTCTGGAGACTACATCGCAATTGATAACTTCGATTTTGCGGGTTTCCGACCAGAGTTTTCCATTTCAGCGTGGTTTAAAACGTCGAGCAGCAATGGAATCATAGCTTCACACGACAGAAGCGAACATTACCGGCTTGGTGTCGGTTCAAGTGGTCCTGCGGGGTACGTTACGTTTAATGTTGACACTGACGCCGGAGTGGCTGACGTAAACGGGAACACAAGAGTCGATGACGGAGAGTGGCATTTCGTTGTTGCCACTTACGACAACGGCTCCATCAAAATCTACCTTGACGGTGAACTGGATTACTCCGGTTCAAAAGGGACGCAGATGGGCGATTCGACTAACCGATACGGGTTCATTGGAACCGGGTCAGAAGCCGGTGCGTTCGATGGTTCAAGAGGCCCCGACGAATGGTGGGTTGGGTCAATTGCGGCCCTTCGGATGGCGAATTACGCCCCGACAGAGGCCGAAATTGCCGAATTGTACGCTGAATCCCCGAATTACGGCTATGACGGGCTAAATGCGTCTGACACGGCAAAAGGGACTGGTGGGACGTATTCAGGCACGCTAACGGTCAATAAGTCGGTTAAATCGGCTTCTGGAGCGGCTTCAACGGCCAGTTCGTCGTTTACGGCGGGCGCGGCGACCGCGACGACCACTACGGCGTCCAGAAGTAGCTCGACGGCGACCGACACCGGCTCTTCGGTGGCAACAGCAACTCAAATGACCGTCAACACGACGGGAGTTGCCTCGACAGAGCTTGGTGCGTCACCTAACACGGCGACTGTTTCAGACGCGGTGTTAGATGGGGCGCTGACATTTACAAAAACTGGTTTTGGAACGACGAAAACGGCGGGAAGCGCGAGTGTCGAATCGGCATTTACCGCACAGTTTTCGTCAGAAATTACAGCGACTACGGCGACGGCGACTGTTACCAACTCGTCTTGTGCGGCAAAAGCGGCGGGTGTTTCGACTAACACGACCCCGACTACTTCCCGGCCCGTAGCGGCCACTACGCCGGGCGCTGGTGTGGCTGGTACGGTCACAGTTGCTTCCGGGACTCCTACTACCTCCGGGGCTTCGACGGCCATGGCGAGCGGTACTACGGCGCAGACGGCGGCTGGTATTCCAACTCCTGTTGAAGCGGATAACCTACTTACAAACGCGAGTTTTGAAGCAGACCCACTCGACAACCGAGAGCCGACTGGTTGGGTCTACCCTATAGAAGACGCTTGGGAAATTACGTCAGATTACACCGCTCCGGGTTCCCAAGGCGGCAAATCGTTCGGCAGTCGCTATAAAAATGATAGCGGCGTTCGCGCCGAAGTATGGCCCGATGCTTACTTCTACCAAGACGTAGATGTTAGCGGAGGAGAGACGCTTCAGGCAACCGCGTGGGTTCGGTCAGGGTCTTGGACTGACAACAACTGGACTGGCCCCGACCCGAATCTTCAGTACGTCTACGAAGACGACACCCGGCTCCATTTCGAGTATTACGATTTAAGTGATACGTTAATCGGAAGCGACCGAACAAGGTGGATGGGTGACGCGAAAAATCGAGGGCTGGATTATCTCACTTACGTTACTGGTAGTTGGTTCTACTTTGACTACGAGATTTCAGTTCCAAATAATGCCGCCTACGTCCGGTTTCAGTTTGATGGCGGTGACGCAAACAACGGGTACATCGACCCGGAAACCGGGCACGGCGGGAACGCGGGGATGTGGGTTGACGACGTTCGGTTATTCAACGCAAGCCCGCGAAATTCAGTAGAGACTACTACGGCTGGTTCTGGTTTAGAACCGGCTGTCGCTGGAACGGCTGTCTCATCGCCCAGCACGTCCGTAGTAAGCGTTGGAACACCCGAGACGGCCCAGACTACTTCTGGTACTTCAACGGCCACCACGAGCGTCGTGGGGCCTGCTACGGCGTCGTCTGGAACGGCGGCTTCTATTGAGTCTCGGTCTGGCTTAACGGTTGAAGCGTCCGTTTTACCAGCCGCCTTCTCGCCGTCACCGGTCACTCCGCTAATTGGGAATACTGGTGGCGGTATTGTCGGTAGCGGTCTTACAAGTGCGATTGGAATTGGTAACACCGCTTCAAGCGGCGGTGGAAAAGTCTCGTCAATTGCGGCAGGAAGTGACGGAGCAACTCAGACATCTACAACCGGGGCTGGTTCAACCGAGTTTGGGACAACCAACACGGTCGGCGGCCAGACTACTGGAGCTACGTCGGCTTCTCTGGTGTCTAATTCGCAAACAGCTTCGGTTCAGTCGGGGGCGTCAATTACGGCTACATCGGCCGCTACAGGCGGTGCGGCGGTTCCTGTAACGGCAACACCTTCAACGTCTGTTGGCGGCGGTAATGTGGTTCACTCAACCGCTTCGTCTTTTTCCCTTGATAGTCTTGGAGCGGCTGGTTCTGTAGTTGTTTCAGACGGTGTGTTGGTTTCTCCAATTAAAGGAACTGCTGACGCTCAAACAACGGCTATCGGTTCCGTGACAAGCTCAACTTGTGAGGTGCCGGTGGCGTTGGGTCTTAAATCGGCAATTGGGCTCTCCGTTTCAAATCTTATCTCTTCTTCAACTAAGATTGGGTCGGGATACAGATGGGCGTATCCGGGGTTAGAAAATCCGTCTTTAGAGACCGGACCGCGCGTTTCTACGGAGAATACTAACACAGACGCGGGCTCTGTGCGTACTTCTCTTGGTGGCGTTGCGATAGCAGATGGAGGCACAACGACTGTAGGCGGCGGGAACGAGGCAAACGCATTAGCCTCTCCGGTCTTACCAAGTCCGGGAACGTCGGTTACTGGAACAGCGACAGCGGCTTCGGTGTCTGTTTCAAGTAAAACCGTTTCTGGTTTTGCTAATACAGACTCCGGGGGCCTCGTTTCAGTTGTTAGTAGCTCAAAGCGCCCAGACATTAGAATTGGTGCTGTTGGCTCGTTGGCCGCGTCAAATACAAACGCGGTTTCGGCAACTACAGACACACAAACAAGCGCCGGTGGCGTAATTACTACCGAGGCTTCTGGTAATGTGTCAAGTGCCGTCACAACAGTTTCGGGCACGGGTTCGGTTTCTTCGACCACAAACCAAATCGGAAGTGGAGTTGCGACCGTTAGCGGAGTTGGAGCAATCTCTGGTTGTAGCGCGGGCGTTCTTGCTTCAACCGGATTGGCTGAATCTGTCTCTATTGGTGGCTCTTCAGTTTCTTTTGTTTCTGCTCTTAGTGCTGTTTCAACGACAGCTACTACGGGATATGGTGTTGAGCCAACATTAGTAAAAACGAAATTTGGAACGGCAACGACAACGGCTACCGCTTCAATAGTTTCGTTTAGTGGCGCACTTACTTCTCCGGTAGTTGGAGACCCGTTTACTGAAACGCTTTCACGAGCTAACGTGTCTCTAATGTCTGGTGGCGGTTACGGTCGTATAGACCCGATAACCTCTACGACGGCAACTTCTGTAACGAGTGTTGCTAAAGTTGCGTTGGCGACAGTTGATTCTATAACTTCTTCGACTGGAGGTGGAACTGTAACTGGAACTGCTGACGGAACGACTGGATTCTACTTTGTCGGCTGGAGAGGTAGTACAATTACAGTTAATGAAGACGGAGTGATTTTTTCTTCTGACTCGTCATTAGTCGATACAATAAACGGACGTACAGACAGCAAAACCGAAAACTCACGAAATGGCGCAACTATAAATGACTGATTTTGAAATTAAACAGAACGACACTTCTCCGGCGATTGTATCTTATCTTCAAACGCCGGATGGAGAGCCAGAAGACCTTACTGGAGCTAATGTTCTGTTTAAGATGGTTAAAGCAACCAATCGAGAATTAGTCATTGATTCTACTGCTGAAATTGTTGACGCCGCAAACGGTCAGGTCAGATACAAATGGTCTTCTGAAGATTTGAGCGAGCCCGGAAACTATCTGGCCGAATGGGAAGTAACGTGGGCTTCGGGAACAGAAAAAGAGCAAATTTCTACATTCCCGAACTACGAATTTATTTCTATCTACGTTTTCGCTGATAATGGCTAAAGTTTCTCGTTCTAACCCGGAGGCAGGCGTCACTTCTCCCGATTCAATTGAAGTTTATCGGGTTTCGTCTGACGATGAGGGGTATATGGCCGAACACCAGCGTCCAGTATTGGTGTTAATGTGGCACGGAAATGGTTACAAGCGAGACGAATGTTGGATTCAAGTTGACGAAGACGCCGCGTGCGACCTTGCTTCTTGGGAGTAAATAAAACAGATGAATCAGGACGTTCTTAAAGACTTTGCCGACCAGCTTGGCGTCGAGGAAGACGTTATTGAAGAGCGGTGGCAAGGGCGTCCCGACAGGCTCGCAGAAGACATTTTCCAAATTCAGGACATGGATACGGGCGTTATCCGAGATTTGGAGCTGTTCGACACACAGAAGCGAGCCATTCACGCGTACTTCTATGGTGACGCCGACACAATTAACAACTACAAAGGTCGGCGGATTGGTTATTCGTTCGTCTACGTGGTCGCCTTCCTGCTGGAAGGGATGTTGGTGCCAAATTCGGTGTATCCTATTGTCTCTCGGAAGTTCGAGCAGGCGACAAACCGGATTGGCGACATTCAGAAGCTAATCGACAACGCGAAGGTCCAGATTCCAACCGATAAAGACAATCGGGACGAAATTGTTCTGTGGAACGGGTCGAAGTACAAGGCGTACTCTGGCGACCCGGACGCCTCTCGTGGTGACGACTCCGCAAGGGCCGTTCTACTGGACGAAATGGCCTTTATTGAAGACCAAGAGAAGGTCTCTCGGGCGTTTGGTGCGTTCCTCGCGCTCGGTAACAACCGGAAAATGGTCCAAGTTTCGACTCCAAACGTCGAAAACGACCTGTTCATGTCTACCCACAAGCGGGGAACCCCGAGTGGGTACGACGAAGACGGGAATCGGGTCGGCGTTATTTCAATCGAGCAACCCTCGTTCTGGAACGCTGAGGAAATCGACGTTAACACCCCGCTGACCCAGCAGGAGACGAAGCCGGTTCGCCCGGATATGAATATCCAGCGAATCGAGGAGGAGCGGGCGGCTGACCCGGTTGGTTTCGGCCAAGAGTACCTTTGTCGGCCCGTTGTAGACGAATATCGGTTCTTTTCGGTCGAATCTATCGAAGATTCGATGGAACGCGGCGAGAAGGCGGCGTATCTGACTGGTTTAGACGTTCCGAACGGTGCTGACCTCCGCGTTTTGGGGGTTGACATTGGAATCAGTCACGACGACACCGTGATTCAGGTGTTCGACCACATAGACGACCGGCGGGCTCACCGCTACAGCGAGGTCGTGACGGACGACGTTCTGGCCGACCACGGGTTCCAAGCCGCTGACCGAGCGAACGCGGAGCAGGTCGTGGCTCGGATTGCCTACATTTTCCGGGAGATGGACGCCGATTTGGTCGTTTTGGACCGAACCGGACCCGGTGAGACGTTCGACCGACAGTTGACGGCCAAGCTGGGCCGGGCTGTGGTCGGCTTCAACTTCTCTGACAAGCGGAAGGTCGAGGAGATGATGGGAGATATGAACAGCGCCCTCCGGAACGGGCGCGTCTCTCTGATTCCCGACGACCGCTTAAAAGACGAGTTATCATCCATCATCAAAGAAAAGAAAGAGGATTGGTCCGTTCCCAAGTTTTCTGGGAAGGACAACTCCGAGACGGGAAAGGACGACACGGCTATGGCGGCTGTGTTGGGAGCTTTCCCACCCGGTTACGCGGTCGCGCCGGGCAGGAACGCCGACCAGCGTTCAACAGCGGCCCCGGACTCCGCCGAAACCGGCGGTGGCCCGGAAGAACAGCGACCCGGCCCAAAAAAAGCCGCCGCAAAAACAGCTTCCGGGGCGTTCGGTGCGACTCGGGTGCGGCAACGCGGTGGCGGGTACAGACGCGGTTCTAATTACAGTTCGCGCCACTCTCGGCGCTAAATTAACACTATATGGGCGACATTCAAGACGAAATACTAAAGAAAGCCTCTAACGGCTCGCTTCCGGGACAGGAATACCCCGGACAGTTCGCGCTCGATTCGCCCAAAGCGGTTGTCAGACGGTCTTCTGGGTCCGGCGGGAAGCCCCGCGAATCGGTGGCTCCGGAGGCTAAGATTGACGAGCATCGCCTTATCGCAGACACCGACCCTCATGTTGGGGAAGCAATTGACACGCTGGTTGATTACCTCGTTGGTTCGGGCTATAACATAGCACCCGCGAACATCGTGGGGACCGACGAGGAACAGACGCCGGAAGATGTTGCGCCACTCAAGCAGATGGTCGAGTCGTCTGATTTTGAAGAGGTCTTGTTCCAATGGGTTTGGCACGCTCTGGTTGACGGGACTGGGTTCTTGGAGATTGTCGTTGAAGACGACGTGTTCAAACCCAAGGTCTTGCCGACCGAGTTGATGGAAATTCAAGCCGACAAATACGGCAATCCAGTTGAGTATGTTCTGGACCCGCCGACCGGCAACGAAATCACATTTAAGCCATACGACCTCGCGGTACTCTCGTTCCATAAGCACCCCGGCGAAGACTTCGGAAGGAGTCTTATCGAGCGGTGTGAGGAGCAGGCGGATATGCTCCGGGACATGGAAATAGACATGGCCCGGTTCATAGCCACGAAAGCGTACCCGCCCGTGATTTGGAAGCTCGGGTCGGACGAGCGCCCGTGGACGCAAGACCAGATTGACGGCTGGCTGGACACGGTTTCGGAAATCGAGCCGGAGTCCATGTTGGCGGTTGGACACGACGTTGACCACGATATTGTGGGCGTCACCAGCACGTCGTCTTCCAGCGGCGCTATGCGGCTGGAACCGGTCTTCCACCACCTGCTTCGTCGGATTTTCACGGCTCTCGGCCTTCCTGCCTTCCTCGGCAACATTACCGGGGACGAGACGAAGAACGAGGCCGTCTCGGTCATGCCAAAGTTTGACCGGCGGATTCAGCGATACCGGCGTATCATTAAGTCGGCTATTCGGCACCAGATTTTTGTTAGTATTCTGGCTGGGGATTCGGACCCGGCGGAAGCTGACATTTTGCCTCCGGACTTCGAGTTCGGCCAGCACTCCAGCGAGGAAGAGCGGCTGGACGCGGATATGGCAATTAAACTGGTTAACAATGGTCTACTTACTTTCGAAGCCGCCGCCGAACGGATTGGAATTGACCCAGAAACCGAGCTTCCCCAAGAAGGGGAGATGGACGAGCATATCACCAAAATCCAGCAACTCGCTGGAAAGGGCGATACTATTCAGAACCCCGATGGTGGAAAGCCGACAAGTACCGGCGGTGGTGCCGATTCGGCGGGCGGGGAAGTGAAAACGCGTCAAAACCCGGAACGAGACACTTCTGGAAGTGACAGCCGCAACCAGCAGGCGCAGACGGAAGAGTAATATATGTCAAATGACAAAGACTCTAATCCGTTTGACTTTCGCACTATGCGGGAGAAGGAAGAATCGGCTATCCTTCACCGGCTGGACGAGCGAACCGAGCGTATTGACAGTCGAATGGAACGAATGGACGGACGTGTTCAAGAGCAAAATGAACGGCTTGATGAACACGATGACCGGATTCAGCGAAATCAGACAATTCTCAATGCTATAACATTCGGATTCGGCTCGTTTGTAGCCGCCGTAATGGCGAAGTTGGGCGGGTTCATACGATTTTTCTAATATGAACAGCGAACAAAAACAGCAAGAAGGCGACGACGCGGTTGGTTGGAACATTACGTTCTCGCTTCCACAAACCGTTGTTGATTCGCTAAGTGACGGATTCAACCGTTACGGTGTTCGGGAACATGACGACGGTTCTATTGACGTGATTTTTGCGGCGATGGAGCCGGGCGTGCGGCGCGGCGTGGAGGTGACGGATACGTTCTTGGAGAACGTGTCCCGTCACAACTACGGCGGCCGACTTCCGCTTCAGTACGACCATTCGCACTCTCAAAGGGCGAATGTCGGCTGGATTGACCCGGAGAACATCAAGTTCTCTGATGGGTTTTTGAAGGTCATGGCCCACATTCCGAATACTGGTTCTCAGATTCGGACGGACACGATTAACGACTTTACCCACGACCCACCTGCGATTAATGATGGGTCTGTTGGGTTCGACCCGAGAACGATTGAGGTCGAGCGGCCGAGCGAGCGCGGGGAAGACCCCACGTTCGTTGACGCCCGACTTCAGGAATTTAGTCTGACCCCCTTCCCGGCGGGTTACGACAACGGCGGGCTGACGCCTGCCTTCTCCGAGGTTGTAGACGGTGCGGTGACCCCCGTATGGGGCGAGTCCCGCCTACAGGCTCGGAAAATCTGACAACTACTATACTGATTTACTATGTACGAGTTTAGTCTTGAGGAGCCCGTTGAGGACATGGACGAAGCCGACCTTCGTTCCACCCTCGACGCGTTCATGGACCAGCACGCGGAGAACGTTGAGGAGTACGAGGCTCTGGCGAAGGAGCGAGACGAGTTCAGCGAGAAGGCCGAGTCGCTTGAGGCGGATGTTTCGGAGTATGCCGAGACCGCCGAGGCGCTTCAGGCCAAGTTTGCGGAGGTCGTGGCCGACGAGAGCCCGCTGTTCGACGCCGACGAGGTTGCCGAGCGGTTCTCGCTCGATGAACTGATTTCGAAGGCCGACGCGCTTGGTGCTTTCTCGCTGGCTACGGAGACCGACGAGGGCGCTGACGACGACGCCGACGAGGGCGAGGGCCCGACCTTCGCCGACAAGCCGGAGCGCGCGCCTGTCCCGTCTGACGACGACAAGAGCGCCTTCCGCGAGCAGGCCGAGAGCGACCTTCGGGCCGTTCTGGGCGACTACTAATTTTTCTACTACTGATTTACAATGGCTCACATTCGTATTGCGACTGGTGCTGAACAGCCTATCAACCGTGACGCCGCCGTGTCCCAGCTTGCCGGTGAGGAAGGCGACCTCGTTGGCATGGACGCGAACGGAGATTGGGTGGCGGCCGACGCTGACTCTGGGGTTGCCCAGAAGGCGTCTGGCGTTCTTGCCGCGCCCGTTACCGACCCCGCTGACTTCCCGAACGAAGAGCTTCGCATTATCGTTGAGAGCGAGCGCGAACTGGTCGGGGAGAACCGAATTGCTGTCGTGAAGTACGGCGTGATTCTGGAGAACGCCGACGAGGATTGGGGCTTTACTCCCGGCGAGCCGGTCTATCTGGCCCCCGGCGGCGGCTTCACCCAGACCAAGCCTTCGGCGGTTGGCGACCTCGTTCAGATTGTTGGCGAGGCGACGGACGACGGCGAGGCGCTGTTCCTCGACGTTGAGACCGGCTACAGCGTTGTGGCCTGAATTTCTGCGGATACTTTCTAATTGAGGTTTTTCTAATATGGCTAACCCTGCGCGGAAGCGCGAACTGACGACGAAGGACGATGTGCCGCTTTCCGACCTGCTCGGATACGGCATGGAACTGATTGAGACTTACCGGGAGGCTCCCCGGACTTTCCTTGCGAACTTTACGCAGGAGGTCTCCAGCCGCGTCTTCATGGCCCGCACGGGCGATATGACGTGGAACGAACTGGCGGAGATGGAACACGCTCGGACGGGCACTCTGGACCGACACCAGATGGCCTTCTCGGTGAAGTCCTACGGCCGTTCGCTCGGCTACTCGCGTGAGTTTATCGAGGACAACCCCTCGGAAATGCTCCGCGAGGAGATGGCGGAGATGATTCGCGGCGCTGACGACAAGGAGTTTGAGGTTCTGTTCGACGTTCTCAAGAACGGCGTTGCTGACGGCACCCAGCTTTGGTACACCCCGCGCGACTACGCGGGCCAGTCCTTCTCGGACACCCACAGCCACACCTACGCCGACACGGAGGCCCTGTTCGGCGACACGAACGCCCACGCGGTTTCGGAACACATCCGCGAGGCGAACAAAGACCTCCGCGAACACGGCTACCGCCCGGCGGTCGCCCTCGTCTCTCACGACGTTGCGGCGGAGATGGTCGCGGAGCGTACCGATGGGCAGAACTACCACATCCCCGAGGCCGAGGGGCTTCGTGAGGGCGCTCTGCCGGAGCAGACGCTTATTGAGGATGGTGTTCGGTTTGTTCAGACGGCGTGGCTTAACGGCTCGGAGGCGAACGACGTGTTCGTTATCTCCCAGAACGGCATGAACGGCGCTCCCATCAAGACGAACTACCCGCGCCCCGTCGAGCTTACCGACAACACGGGCGCTCCGATTGGCGGCGCTGGTGGCTCCTACGGCGACCCGGCGGCCCTTCTCGGTGCCTACGGTTCCATGCGGATGGGCGCGAAGATGGCTGACCCGCTCGCGGCCGTCAAGTTCACCGCGGACAACATCGCCTAAACGGCTTTTAGCTTATGGCAGTTGACGACAGCACACTGAAGGCAGAAGTCCGTGCGTTGACCGACTACGGGACCGCTATTATTTCGGAAAGCGACCTTCAGGAAGTCGTTGACCTAACGAAGCGCGAGCTTCATGCCGATATTGGAGACGATTCGTTTGACTTGTACGAAGACTTGAACGCGGAGCGGGCGCTGTTCTGGTTGACGTGTATTTTCCTGAAAGTCAAATCTGGTGAGATTGACGCCCCTTCGTTTAGCATTTCGGAGTTGAGCGTTCGGCAGTCAAATTTCACCGAGCGCCACGGTATCTGGATGGATAACTTCCGGAAGCACTACCGGGCGATGGACGGCGGGGCTCCGGTCGGCCATACGAAAGCTAACCGCCCTGACCGCAACTACGACTTCGACAACAGTTCGACTTCGAACACGCTATGATTCTTCCAGCCCGAGAGACGGCCGCGAAAATTGCTATCAGCCGATTCGGGCTTGAAGCGTCTATTTTTCAGCCGCTCGACACAGACGGCGTGGCGAACGGATACGGCAAAAAGAGAGAAGACGAATGGGAACAGATTTCAACCGAATCTGTTGTTCGCGTTTACGAGCGTGGAGCGCCCCGACAAAGCCGTGCGGAAGGTGGCCGGTATCGGATGGAAAGTCCCGTTCTGTTGTTTATGCGGGATTCAGAAATCGAAGAAGGCTACCGGGTTTCCTACGAATCTGCTCTCTACGAAGTTGACTCGCTGACGTTCTATCCGTCTCATATCGAAGCCGAGACGACTTCTGTTAACTAATTCACTATGGCTACATTTCGCGTTGACGTAGACGGCAAGAAGGTGGCGCGGCGTATCCGCGACCGCATTGAAGACGGCGTAGACTCGGCCGCCGACGAAATCAACGACGAAATGCGACAGGTGGCAAAAGGAAAAATCCGTGACGAGAACGCGGTGTTCACTCGGGAATTGCTTCATGGATTTACCGATGCCAAAGTGACGTTCGGTAAGAGTACAGTAGCGTCACTTCGCAATCTGTCTGACCACGCACCGTATCAGGAGCGTGGGGTAAGTGGTATTTACAAAAAGCGCGACACTCCGTACAGCTACAAAAACAAGAAGCCGCCGTTAGACGCGCTAATTCCGTGGGTCATTCAAAACTTACACGGTTCGTTCTGGCCTGACGACCTCGGCGACCCTCCAGACGGGTACGGGGACTCGGTGGCTTCTGCCCCTTCCAGCAGTTCTCGGACGGCCGGTTCTGGCGGCGTGGATGTTGTAAATACTGAAAACGGCGTCCCGCTGGACGAAAACCGAATGTACGCCGGAGAGACGGGTTTTGTTTCACAAAGCATTAACGACCCGTTCGACGTATCAGAATTATTTCCGTATCAGAACGTCGTCTTGTACGACGTAGACTTTAAACGGTATTTGCGGGGAACGGTTACCGGCTTCCCGAGCGCCGACGACAGCAACGTTAAAATTGACGTTGACCGAGTTGGCGGTGGAACGTTTAAGGTCTTTGCTAACAACGAAGGCAACTTCCGTATCGCCGGATATGAAGACTTTGAACAGGCCAGCGAATCTTCTCTTAAGGCCCGGTTGAAAGGCTACTTCGACACCGAAATTCGCGGCAACCAAGGTCAGTATCTCGGCGGAAGCCGCGGCTTGACCGACCCCGACCCGTCCCGCATGGATTGGGTTCGTGACAAGTGGGCCAACCGGATTTGGGATTCGTACAAAGACAAGTGGTACGTCAAAGAGCAGTTCCGACTTCTCGACGCGGTTCTCGACTACAAGTCGAGCGCGGTCGGAAACAAGCTGGGCGGGATTGGCCGACTGAACGGTTCAAGAAAGTACGTCGGTGTGTTCCTCTCCCAGCAGAACCTTCAAGCCAAGAAAATATCTGAAGCGAAATACTTGGACACGCTCATTCACGAGTCAGAACACGCCTTAAGCGCGGTCGCTGACTTTGACCACCCCGGAGATAACGCCTTCGGGCCAGACATACTCCGCTACGCCGAGTTTGACCGGGACGGAATCGAGTTGACCGGCCGAGTACAGGACGACGGCGGAAAACCAATTAATCTCCCAACTGACGCCAAACAACAACTCTTCCACGATGGGGACGGCAACCCGATTGGTGGATACGATTGGATGGGAGAGGCTTACGACGCGGCCCAAAGCGGTCAATCTGGTATTGAGTCGTACAGCCCGTCTTTTGCGGCGGGAAGCGACGAGGAGGTGCGTCTACTTCACGAAGCGGCCAACTACGCGTACTGGCTCCAGACGGTCGCGGTGACCGAAGGCCGGGGCGGTGGAAGCGTGGACGACAAAGACCCGCTGTTTGTGGAGTGGTCGTACTCAATCACGAACGCAGAAGAGACCTTAGCAACGTTTCACAAAGTTATGTCGTCGGAGTTTGACTTTGATGAAGACCGGATTCGGATGATTGCGTTGCTTTACCCGTGGCTGATTGAAGCGTGGCTTAAAGTTCACAACCCTTCGAACGACGTAAAAGACTTACTCCAAGAACTCGGATTCAACGTATGACATGGACACTTCGGCTTTACGACGACGCTGGTGTAGAAATTGGCTGGGTGTCTGTTGACGATACCGGTTTGTATTCGTTTGAAATTACGCACCCGGACGCCGGGTGGGTTGGTCTGAAAGCGAGTCTTAGCGGGTGGGAAAACATTCACGGCGAGATGGACACGGACCCGGTGGACAGAGGTTCTGAAATAACGTTTTACGTTGACCCGGCTCCGATTCAGAACACGCTCGCTCCGGAAGAGCATTTAGAGCGTGTTCAAACGGGCGTTGAAAGCCACCCCGAAGTTGCGTCTACCGCATTGAGCGACGAATAATCCCCCTTCTTGCCGATGACAGTTGATTTAGACAGCCTTGACCCTGCGGTACGCGAGTTGGCTTTTTGGCTACAGGACAAAATCTTCGAAGAGGGTATAAAAGGAGTACATTTCATGCGGGACGCCCGGCTGTGGGCCGAAGAAAATGCGGCCGACGTTACAGCTCGGGAAATTACAAAGGAGCTTAACAGACTGTGAAAGAACAGGATATAATTTTTAACGCCCTTTCTGACTTAGAAGCGGCTCTGCCTGTGAATTATACGGTTCGGACTCGCGGTGGAGACGCCGGGGCAGGCCCTCCGTTGTGTATTCTTGGCTGGGATTCTATCAGACTCAGCGAGAACGGCGCGAACCCGCTTGCTGGTGTTCTTCGGGACGAATCCGGGACGGCGACCGGAAAAGAGTTTCATCGGTATCATCAGATGGAGCTTGATGTAACTATCCGCACGTATGACGAGAGCGACCGCGACACGTTGCTTTCCGACGTTGCTGACGCCTTCCTGCCGTATGAGTACGACGCAGACGAGTTCCACGAAGACACGACAGAATGGAAAGTCGGTAATCCTACACCCCGGACAAATCCGGTGGTCGAACCCGACTGGTATGAAGGCGGTCTGACAATCCGGTTTAAATATGTAAGCCGGGTTCAGCAGAACGCCGACGCCCTCACGTCTATAGATTATACTGTAGACGAAAGCGGCGTATAGCGAAATTTACTAACAACTTTTAAAATATCTTATGGTTACTATTGGAAGCACTACCCTTCCGGGAGTTCAGGCTGACGTTGAATCCGCTACCAGCACCGGCGTTAATGTTGGTGCGGCGGCACAGGTTGGACTTGTTGGACAGGCAGACTTGGCGAACGGAACAGCAAACGCAAACGAAGTGTATGAAGTCACTACGTCGGTGAAGGCCCGGACGTGGTTTGGCGACGGTTCTCCCCTTGCGAAGAACTGTATTGACGCGCTTACTGGTGGGGCGTATCCGGTTTACGCTGTCGCTCCGGAGCAAATTGAGGTCACCAACGAAGACCTTTCTGGGCTCGGCTCGACCAGCGGAACGCTGGCAAACTCTCCCGGCCCGGAAAACGCGTCTGAATATACATTCCTTGTTGATGGGGCCGTGAAGGACGCGGTTCTGACGATGGACGACCCCAGCACTAAATCGCCGGGAGCGGACGAAGTGTACGTTAACCCGGTCACGGGTGACTTTGAACTGGACGTTGCGCCCAGCACGTCGGGTGAAGTCGATTACTCGTACTTCGACTATCCGAGCGCAACCGCGGCGCTGTACGGGGAGCGGGGCGAAGTTGTGGACCTCGTGGGTCTTGTGAACGAAAATGACGACGTTGTTTCTGACGCCCTTTCTGTTGCGGAGGAACACGCGACCCGAGCCGAGTTTACCACCGTCGTTGCTGGTGCGGCACCACGTCTTGATGCGTCGTCGTTCACCAACTCGTTCGATACGTCTCGGCTTCAGCTACTTTACCCGAGCCGAAACGCTAAGGACGAGAGCATTATCGGCTCGTACCTCGGTCTCCGTGCGACTCTCGGAATTAACAACAGCCCGATTTGGAAGCGTCTTAGCGACCAGCGCGACCTTGCGGTTACGCTTTCAAAGTTCGAGCAAGAGGCTCTTGTTAGCGAGAAGGTCGTCCCGGTCGCTGATGAGAGCCGCGGGGCTCGGATTGTGGAAGACCTGACGTGCGTTGCCGACAGTAACGCCGAGGAAGACGCCATGCGGCAGGTGCTTCACCGGCTTATCGTGGACTACGTTACCGAGGTCGTCTACGTCGCTTCCGAGCGGTTTATTGGCGAGCTTCACACCCGAGCGGCCCGCAACGCTCTGTCCACTATTATTGGAGGTGAGATGGACCAGCTTCTCACCCAGAACTCGATTACGGACTACACCGTGACGGTCGAGAAGGTTGACGCCATGACCGCTTCGGTGGACGTGGGTATCGACACTATCGACCCGCTCCGCAACATTCTCGCCACGATTGCGGCTGGCGAGGTTCAGCAGGCGTCGGCCTAAGCGCCGCCTTCCTGCTGAAATCGGACTACTGCGAGACTAATCTTTATCATTTCTATTTATGGCTAACCGAAAAGAGAGCGCGGCTGATATTACTGTTACCGTTGGCGAGGAAGAGGTTGTTGTCGAGAGCCTGTCGGTCACGAAGAACGTTGACATTGACACGATTCACGGCTCGGGACAGACCCTCCCGGACGGGTATGCGATTAATCAGGTCTCCTATGAGGGAGACATGACCTGTATGGGTCAGAAGTTGGACCTTGAGGACAAGTTCTTTGACGAGAACGGTATCCCGAAGGTTCTGGACGCGATTACGATTACCCACTACGACGGCAGTTCGTCTTCGCTTCAGGAGATTCTTCTGACCAGCGAGGGGTACGAAATGTCGGCTGGCGAGACCGTTGAGACTTCATTCGAATTTATCGCAATGAAGAAGGCCCGGAACGGGAAGGCCGACACCGACCCGACCGACGCCTAAGTATCGACTTCCGAATATAAATTCTACACACCTTTAATTCACTATGAGCGCACCCAAAGGCAAACTACAGGAAATGGCGATTCGCGGCCGCGACTACCGCGACGAATACGAATTTGAGATGATGGGCGAAGACGTTACCGCCCTTCTCTCCCCGCTTCCGGACAAGAAGTTCCTCCCTATTTCGGCGTTTCTTAAGGCCCACCTTGACATGGACGAGGAAGAGGCGGTTGAGAAGGTCGAGGAGGCCAAAGAAGAAGCCAAAGAGAACGGCGAAGATTCAATCGACATTTCGAAGATGGACAAAGAGTTCGTCGCCGCACTTCAGCGCGCGGCAATCTTCGGAATCAAGGGGTCTTACGACGACGACGGAGAAGTTGTCGAGTACGACGAGGAAGAGGCCCGTGCGATGGTCGAAATGATGGTCGGTGGCTACTCGGTCGAGCTTGGCGGCAAGGTTCTTGAAATCTCGGGTGATGTGCGAGACGCCACCGAATTTCGTGGAAGCCGGGGAAGCATCTAAGATAGTCGCACTCTTGGACGCCGGGATTCCGTTAGTAGAATCCCAGCAAGACCTTACGCCGTTTCAGCGGATGTTTCTGTTAAAAGAACTTGAGCGGCAGGAAGAGGCGAGCCAATCCGGGCAAGCACAATCGCCCGGACAAGTGAACCAATTACGACAGCCCCGTGGCGGGGGCGGTGAAACGGTGACTTACGTTAACGACGGCGCTTAAGCCGTCTATCTTTATTATATGGCAAATTCAGACCCAGTTAGAGTCGCCGTTGAGATTATCGACCAGTTCACAGACGACCTTTCTGAACTGGAGACCCGTCTTGAGAAAATAGACGGCAAGACTCTGGATGTTGACCTCGATATTGACACCGGGCGGCTGGAAGAAGTAGAAGCCCGCTTGGACGCTCTTGAGGAAGACATTAACACAACTCTGAAAATCAAGACTCGGGGGTACTCGAAAGCGAAAGCCCAGAAAGAGGACTTGGACGGCGATATGTATTCGACGCTCCACCTCCTTACCGACAAAGACCAGATTCGGGGTCTCGGCAATCTTAGCGGCGGGGAAGGATTCAATCCGCCCGAAGCAGAAGCGTTTGCTCGACAATGGAGCGCCCGAGACAGCCTCGGACAGCAAAATCTTCTATCTCTTATACAGAAGGAGGGTGGACTAACCGGCCTCGCCGGAATGGAAGGTCTCGACCTCGCAGACGATGTATTAGACCACACAATTGAAAATCTGCGCGGGTTTGAAGGCTCGTCTTCCGAGTACGCCGATTCTGTCCGTCGTTTTTCTCCCGAAGAGCAAGACTTCATCAACGACTGGATTATTAATCCGGACGTTGCGAGAGCCCACAACAGGGGTATCCCGAAAGGCGACCGCGACGGCTGGATTGGTCCCTCTAATTGGGCCTTCGGGATGGGTGAAAAGTGGGGACCGGACCCCCGTTACCCCGGAGACAAAAAGCCGCTGGACCCGTCTACGGATTTCCTTCGCGGCGTGAAGGAGATGACCGATTCGTGGTCTGACCTTGAGGGGCGCGGATTAGACGTTGACTTTGACGCCTCGCGCTTCCCGCTGAATACGGGTCTTGGTGACTCGGACAGCGACCGGACGGCTCCCGAGATTGATTTCCTCCGCTCGATTAACCGGGCCGGGGACGTTGATATTGGAGAAGCGGTCTTCAACGGGGGCCGCTTTGGTGACCTTCCGTTTCAGGCACGGGGGATGGACCCCGACCTGTTCTTCCCGAACGGCCGGGGTGGCGGCAACTACCCGTGGTCATTTGCCCAGCGGGCGGGCCGTCGAGCCGGTCGCGGATACGCCCGTGTTCGGCACGGGCTTAGTGGCGCAGGTTCCCGTATCAGTAGCGTCATGCCTTCGGGGACCGATTTAGACTCGTCTCAATTTTTCGGACAGAGACAGTTTAAGGGAATAGGCGAGAAGCTGAAAAGCGTTCTCCCGACCGATATGCGGAAGTGGTACAGGCTGATTGCTATGCTACTCCCCATGCTGATTGCCCTCGCCGGGGCGGCTGTCGGTCTGGTCGCGGCGTTTGGTGCGCTGGCTACGGCCGGTGTTGCCATGATGGGAATTGGTCTTCTGGGCTGGGGCGACAGTCTTGAAGAGTCTATGCGGAACGTTCGGCGCGAAGTTTCGGAGCTGAAAAACGAGCTATTCGAAGTTCTTCGCCCCGCGGCAAACGCCTTCCAGCCGTTCACGGCGCAACTGTTCGACAACGCCCCGAAGATGGTTGAGGCGCTGGTTGAGCCGCTACAAGAGTTAGTCGAGACCGGCTACGATACGTGGTGGCTTGAGTCCTTACAGGGCGCGTCTGAATGGTTCGCCGACTTGCTGTGGGCCGCGAGCGACTTGGCCCCGCAGATTCAGGCGATTGGAACGGCTTTCGGAACCGCGTTCGGTACGTGGTTGATTGACTTCCTAACTCGCATGACCAGCGAGGTCTACGAGAATTGGGAAATGTGGACGAAGCTCACTCGCTCGTTCCTGACAATCTTGAACATCATCTATGAACTGTCTAAGGTTCTGGCGTTCTTGGTTGCGATTCTTGAGCCGTTTATTACCCTTCTGGGAGGAATTGCTGACCTAATTGGGAATGACGTTCTTAGCGCCATTCTCGCCGCTGTCGCCGCTATGTGGGCATTAGACTTCGTTCTGGCCGCAATCGCAGGCAAGGGCATTTTCGCTATGCTCTCCGGCTGGATTGCTGGCCTTATGGGAGTCTCGGGTGCGGCCGGTGTCTTGAACGCGATGTTGGCCGGGCTCGCCGGTATGTTAGATTTCATTATTGGCAAGCTGACGCTCGTTAACCTTCTTACCGGAGGGCTTCTCGCTCTTACGGGAGCCGTTATCGGGTACGGAGCGTACAAAGCCATTTCTGGTTCTGGAACCGCTTCGGATTCTGTTGGCGGCAAGAACGTCCCCGCGCGACGAGGCGGTGGCACTCCGGCCGGTGCTGGGGGCAACACGGTGAACATCACCTTCAACGGCGACGTTGGACGCAGAGAGTACCAGCGGCTCCGTGACGAGTTCCCTGAATACTACGAAGACGCGAAAGAAACCGACACGAAAACCCAAAAATGACGACATTAATCTCACCTCTCGGTAGCGGCGGCCCTAACGACCCGCTCCGAGATACGGCGTCTCACCAGTCTATGTTCGCTATCTATGGACTGGACGACTTCGCTCCGCGGTACGTTCCTAATCGGTTTTCGTTTTCTAAAGAGCGGAATCTGGACCGGAGCGAGAACTTCTGTGGCGGGGAAGACGTAGAAGACCTCGGTTCGAAAAACCGGGAGGTTCATATTTCGGGCCGAATCAGGCACCGAGAGTTGACCGCGTTCCACAATCTTTTGGACACGGACGTACCGGTTGATATGATTTCTCCCGGCTGGAGCGGCGAAGTGCGGGTCTTGGACGGAGAGTTTGACGGGCCGCGGGGACGCGACCCGGCGACTAACGAATATCTCTATCAGTACAGCCTCAACGTGGTTTCGACCGGCAGAGACGAATCTACATATCGAGACGAATAATGACTTGTTCTCTCAAAGGCGGCCCCGATTTGAAGTTTCTTGAATCTGGGCTGACGCTCAACATCCGAGACCTTACGACGCGTTCCAGCCGCGGTCGGTATGACCACGCCAAGATTCAGTTATCGAAAAAAGACGGAGACCTACTCGCACGAGAGGGGATTCCGAACGAGCCCGTTCACGTCGTCTTTGACGAGGTTGTTCAAAATCGGTACATTTACCCGAAAGATTCTCTCGAAATCGGCCACCGAGAAGCGTGGTTGAAAATTTACGACGCCCGGAAAATCCTCGATAGTGGTATTCTAAGCAACTACTTTAACGAAGTCGAGGTCGGCGACGTAATGGATTATATTTTGGAGAACCGCGAAGACCCGTACAACGTCATTACCGGCTGGAAGGCGGTGACTCCGGAAACCGCAGAACAGTCCCGCCAAGACGCGGAAGAAGACGTGAGAGAATTTCTGCTCGGAGCCGACGCCGACGCGCCCCAGACTGGTCTCATTTCCGGCCCGTTGTATAACGGGATTGGGGCGCTCGCTCGGTTTATCGGCTTTATGGGAAAGTCTCAAGCTATGCCGTACAACACGTTTCGCGGCTTGGATTTCGAAGACGTGTCTCCAAATCAGGCGATTGCGATAATGGAAGACACGTTCAACTTTCAGTCGTGGGTCGATAACGACGGCATACTTTGGATAGGACAGCCCGAAGCAAACCCCCAGAACCGATATATCATTTCTGGGTCGTCCGAAGACCGGGAATACGTAATGAAAGAGTACAACGTCACCGAGGGGTCAAATCTCGTTACCCAGATTGAAATTACGGGAAAGACCAAGTGGGGCGTCGATTCCGACATTCTCCGCGGCGGGGAGTCCAAAAACGAGCTATTCCCGATTGCGAAAGCGTACATCGTTGACGACGACGGCAACCCCGTCCCCGGCCCGAAGCTCGCGCCGAGCCGCCCGGTCGATATTTGGGACTTGGCCGCGCTTGAAGACGCGGCGACTCAAGCTCTCGTTAACGAACAGTTGAACTTCCGGAATGGGACAATTGTGTTCAACGGCGCGGCGTCTAAAGACAAAGATACCTTGGCGCAAATGGGCGTCGGTGACCAAGTTATCGTCGGCGACTACATCTCTCATCATTGTGCGAACGAGGCCGATGGTGGGGCGTATGTCGTAGAGGAAGTACAACACAAGGTGAACACCCGAACCGGGTGGTCTATTACAGCGAAAGTCGGAACCATTCCGCCTGAAATTGACTCGGCTTCGTTCTACTGGAACGCGACCGACCAAGAGGTATTCAACGACACCACATACGGAGGTGTTCGTTAATGCGCGACGAACAGGCTCGGTACGGACGAGTCTCGTCTGTGTTCCTTAACAGCGAGAAGGGTGCTATCTTCGTAAACGTGGTGACCGGCCCGAACCGCGAGCCACGAGAAATGAAGTTCTCGGCCCCGAAGCCGGGCGTCTGGTATGTTCCCCAAGAGGGGGACATGGTAGAAGTACACAACGTAAACGGGACTAACGTAGCCCGCTTCCCGGCTAACGAGCCGGAAGGGTTCAGTCTCCCAAACGACTTGAGTGAAGGCGACGTGTGCTTCCGGCTGAATCAGGAGACGAAACTACATTTCTCCGTACAGGAAGACGGGACGGTAAACGTAGACTTAACCGCTGACGGTGTGGTTAACGTTAACGCCCCGACCGTCAATGTTGGAGACAAAGATGGGACGTTCAAACCAGTAGCCCGGCAAGGCGACCCAATTAGCGGAACTGACTCTAACGGGGGTTCTGTCACCGGGCAGATTGACAGCGGCTCTTCATCTGTTAACTCGTCCTGAGAAAACCCTGCTCACTACGGAGCAACCCTTCTCGCAGACTTCGTTAAAATCCGTTTACAGCTAATCCGTTACTGTATCCTGTAGGTCGAAAACCGCTCTACCCACTTATTAGTGGCTATCCACTTAAGCGTACCGTATTAACAATATAAACAATACAAATAATTCATGGATATAGGACTGAACAAAAACTTCGACCTTGAGTTGGGTGGCCGCAACGATGTTTTTCTTGTTAGAGGGCGAGAAGAATTTGAACAGCGGCTTCGGCTTTCGGTCGTCTCATTTTTCCAACGTATTATTGGAAACACGAACCGCGAGACGGTTCTACAACTGATAGAAGTACAGGCCAAGCGGGTCGCTCAAGAGTACGATGAGATTGAACAAGTAGCACAGATTCAGGTCGAATACGACGACGAGCGGCCTAACACAATTAATTTGACATTTATCTACGACACAGGCGAAGAGTTCACTTTTCCGGTTTCTGAATAATTATGACTATGATAGACGGGCGCTTCGTCCCAGACACGGAAGACGAAGTGCTGGAAGTTCTGATGAACAACGCCCGAGACGTATTTGGGCCGGACCTCAACAACGACGAAAAAGCTGTTATTCGGCTTCTGTATATCCCAGTAGCCCGCTTGCTGGCTGATTCCCAGAACGATTTGCGAACTGTTCTGGACTCTGCTCAACTAAAGTACGCGGAGGGGCGGGCGCTTGAACTACTTACGGCTCTTATCGGAGTCCGAAGACGGCCCGCAACGAAATCTGCGGGAACGGCGGAGTTTAAGCGAGAAACGGCGGCGAGCGTTGATTATACACTTCCTCGCGGGACGAAGATTCAGACCGATTCGGTCAATCCGGTTCAGTTTGAGACAACGGAATTGGCGACCCTTCCCGCCGGTCAAACGAGCGTTTCTGGTGTTCCTATTCGGGCCATTAAGTCGGGCGTTCGGTCTAATGTTGGTTCTAACTCGCTGACTGTTATGACCAATCCTCCGCCGGGGATTGAGTCTGTTACTAATCCCGAGCAGACTACTGGAGGAACTGACGCGGAAGACGACGACGACCTCCGGGCTCGTGCTAAGAGCGAGCTTTCTGACGGTATGCGGGGAACTGCTCGCGGGATTCGAAACCAGTTGGTCAAAATGCCCACCGTCAAATCTGTTCGACTTTATATTAATGACGGAGAGACGACTGATGGGGCAGGAATACCGCCACAGCACACCGAGTGCGTCGTGGAAGGTGGCGCTGACCAAGATGTAGGCCAGACCATTTGGGATTCGAAAGGGGCGGGTGACGGAACACATGGCGGCGCTCACGGGACCGCAGTAACGGTACAAGCTGATATTGGAAACGGCCAGACCCACCCGGTTGATTTTTCTCGGCCTAACGTCGTTCAGATTTACTTTGATGTAGACTTGTCTACAAACAACAAGTACGAAGGAGACGACGAAGTTCGTGACGCAATTGTAGAATATGTAGGCGGGACAATTACTTCGGGAGCCGACGAAGACGGCGAACTACGGGTGGGTGATGATGTTATCTACACGAAGGTTTTGTCGGCCATTATGTCGATAAACGGCGTAGAAGACGTTCCTGCTCTTACTATCGGCAAATCGGCTTCTCCGACTAATTCTTCAAACGAATCTATTTCGGCAACCACAATTGCGACCGCGGATGCGACAGACGGCTCGATTACAATTACCGAGGTGTAATTTGTGAGCGACGTTTATCTGGACCATGATACTAAAGAAGAGTCGCTGGCGGCTCAACTCCCCGAGTTTATGCCGAAAGACCCGGAGAGTGGAAATTACAGATTTCTCTCTACAATAGCCGAGCGGTTAGAGAGTCTTGAAAACGACATAGAATCTATTGACCGGGCTACCTCAATCCAGTATGCTGATACAATAGACCAGTTAGAGCAACTGGCAGAGCTGGTAAATCTTCAGCCATATCAAAACGAAACAACGGAGCATTTTCGGGCGCGGGTCTTCGCCGAATTTCAGTTAATTACGTCTAAAGGGACTGTAAGTGACCTTTTAAACGCAACGGCGACGATTCTGGGAGTAGAGATTGAAGACATTAGATATACTGAAGAGTACACGACAGCGGCGGGAAGTGCGCGCCTGAATGTCCCGTTTTCAAAGCTGGACCAGATTCCGCTTTCTGAAAGCGAGTTTGGAGAAATTGTCTCCGAGCTTGTTCCGTCGAGCTATCGCGTTGATGTACTAAAAGTTGGGACATTCACGTTCGTTAGTCCTGAAACATATAACGACGGCACCTTCGTTCACGACCCGGACCTTGGATATGACGGTCTTGATACTAACGGAGACCCGAAGGGGAACGGCGGTACTTACGCGGGGGTTCTATAATTATGGCAAACTATTCTACACTATTAGAAACGTGGGGCGACACCGGACAGCAGTACCCCAGCGGCTACTCGGTCGTTGAAGGTGAACAGCCGGTAGACGCATGGGAGAATTTCACGAAGTACAACACCATCGAGGACATAAAGCACCTCATTTCGCTTACGAACAAGCGAATTGAGACGGATAAGGGTGCTTCGGGGTCAGAACCGGCGAGCCCGGAATCGTCCCATTTGTTTCACGACACAAGCGCCGAGGCGCTGTCGTTCTGGGATTCGACGGCCGGTTCGTGGCACCGCCTTCTCGCCGCTGACGGTGACACTCTTGAGGGGGCGCTGAATTTTAACGGAAAGGCCGCCCAGAACGTCGGGCCGCTTAACATGGCCGCAACTGCCGACCTCGACGGCAACGACCTTGTTGATGGAACCACGACTATTTGGGACACGTCCGCTGGACAAATTCCGTTGGCGGCTCTTGCGGCTAATTCGGTGACGGTAACGGCAGGAAGTGGGCTGTCTGGCGGGGGTTCAGCTTCTCTCGGCGGTTCGGTGACTCTTAATGTGTCGGATGGGTCTGGGAGCGGTCTGGACGCCGATACGGTAGACGGGTTCCATGCCGACGACCTCGGTGTGAACATCGAGGAAAACGGAACGTTGTCTGTATCTAGTTCGACCGGAATTGACTTTACCGGACACTTGAACGTGATTGACGACGGCGACGGGACGGTTACGATTGACCCGTCCCACAATCACGACAGCCGGTACGACAACTACAACTATTGGACTATCGAGGAAGGTGACGGAGAGCAGACGAACATCCACAGCGGACAGAAGCTCGAAATTTACGGCGGCAGTCAGATTAACACCGAGATTACGTCTACTGGTGGTGAGACTCGGCTACAGGTTAATCACGATAACACGTCTTCGCAGGGTGACTTGAACACTTCGGGCGGGACGATTATTGACACAATCTACCTCGATGGTAACGGCCATGTCACCAATATGGGAACGCGAAACCTCGATGGTCGATACTACAACGAAGGACAGAAAGTAAACGACGCGGACAAATTAGATGGAAACCACGCGTCCGCGTTTGCGTCTTCGGGCCACAATCACGACGGGCGGTATGCGCGGCTGTTCGACGGCGTTCAAGCGCCTGTTTTTGCCAGCACGAGCGACGTGCCGACTGGAATTACGAAGGGCGAAGTGGTGTTTATTGACGGAGACGGGCTGTACGTGGAGGATGGTGTCTAATGGGACTTAACAAGATTCCGAGTTTTCAGGAAGTAAAGGATTGGGCGAACGGGAAATTTACGACTCTTTCAGAGGTTAACAACAACGCGGACGTTCCGAATGCTGACTACGCGGACTCCGCAGGGGACGCGGACACGCTTGACGGTCAGCACGCTGGAGCGTTTCTTGGCAGTTCGGCGCTGAATAACCACGAAAACGACGCGACGGCACACCACATACCTGCCCCTGTACCGGGTGTGGGCTCGATTAGGAAATGGAACAAGTTTGCCTTAGATAACAAAAACACAGGACAAAATAAGATTCCGTATAATGAAGACCGAATAAATTATGGGTCTTTTACAATTGACTTTACTGATAAAGTTTATTTAAGAATAAAGTCTCGTGTTTATCACGATGACAGTCACCCGCCAAAATACGACTTCCGAATTGGTGGTCACAATAATGCTGTATGGCACTCATTTAAATCGAGTGCCGGATATGATAAGTGGACAAATGAAACACAAACTGTCTACGTAGGTGATATGACTGGAACAAAGACAATCTACTACAACGCGCGAAGTACCTACAATAGTGGTGTTTGGAACGGAATAGATTACGTCCGGTATGAATCGCCGCAGACTATGGCCGACATAGTGTAACTACTTACTATAAGCAATTTATTATGATTCCTTCTATTCAGCCCGAGGCAGTCTTAGCCTCGGCTATATCGACGGTCTGCGTTATCGTGTTGTATCACTACCTCGGCCGGGAATACCTCGGAGCCGAGGAGAACAAGTATTGGAACGCGCTTCGAAGAACTGTTCTGGCCGGGCTCGACCCGTATGTTCAGAAAAATACCCAATTTGCGCTCACAAATCGTGCCCACCCCGAAGAGTTTGTGACGACCGTAGACATGAGCCCGCAAGCAGTTGCGGAGACGTTTGAAGCCGCTGGGTTTGTTCAGGGTGTTATTTCGGGACTTAAGGACCGAGGACCAAAGGACGAGCCCGACTACGAAGTTGGCTCAATGGTTTTCCGGGAAGCTCGTTCTGATTTGGTCCCGGACTGTCTGGCGCTGTATCAAGTTCACGTTTTCTGGTTTGAGAACGCAGACGGGACGTGTGACGTGTACGCTCATCACGAGTATTCGTCGCTGAATCCGCTGGTGGCTTGGCAACACTACCGGGCAGTCGGGCAAGACCCAGTTCGCGGCAAGAAGGCGGCTCTGAAGGTGGTCGAATGATTGACCCGCTCCCGGTTGATTGGCTCTTTACTCAGCGCGTCCCGCTGGTCTGGTTTCTGATTGCCCTGCTAACCCACCCGGCGACGTGGGCCGAGCGCGGTCTTGGGTTTCTCAAAAGCACGGCGGGGCGCGAGAAGTAATGGGCGGCTTCGCTTCTCGCTGTAAAGAGTGCGGTTCTGAAAACGTCCAGCCGGTCGGGGGCTGTCCCGTCTGTCTGGAGTGCGGCTGGTCGGCCTGCGGATAAGTCCGTAGGCTCGCCGGGCGTCCCGTAAGGGGGCGGGCTTTTTCCGTCCCCCGGTGCGCTACCCTCCCAAACGCTCAAGACGGTGTGTAGACCGTCTTGGGCGTCTTTTTTTGTCGCTCAGATATGTCTATTTTCTGGTAGTTATTCGTGGAGGTACTGGACGCGGTTTTCCCGCTTCTTTTCCTCCGAGCGGAGGTCGTAGTGTTTTTCGAGAACGTCGCCGGACACGTCTACTCGGTCGGATAGCTGTTCTTGAGGCCAGCCTTCGTTGAGGTGGTGTGAGATAGACCCCTTGCGGATGGGGTGGTGGGTCATACTGGACGGGCAGGAAGGCGCTTGGTCTTTCTTGGTCGCGGCGTCACACTCGTTGAGGTCGCGGTCGTGCGGGCAGGTATCGGAGACGACGCAGGGCCGGGTGAGGGCGACGACGTTCTTGTAGGAGCGTTGTCGGTAGAGGCGGCCGTTCGGGGTGGTAAACAGCGGCTCGCGGCCGTGTTCGTCCAGCACGTCGTGGCGGGGGCCGTTGATGTAGTCGTTCAGGACTTCGGAGAGCCCTTCGGAGATGTTTACCTCCCGTTCGCTTTTGCTGTTGTTCTTGAGCGGGGTGTCGGTGGCTTTGCGGTGTTTGAATCGGAGCGCGTTCTTGCCGTATGGGTTTACGTGAAAGTCGTCTATGTCGAGGGCGATTGCTCCGGAGATTCGACACCCGGTATGCCACATGGTATAGAAAAGGGCGTGGTAGGTGGTGGCGTAGTGGTAAGTGTCGAGGTAGTCGAGTATGGCTTCGGCTCGGTCGGCTTCTATCATTTCCTCGTTCACGTCGCCGCGGTCGGGAACGTCGGGTATGTCCATCTTGGTGTGGATTTCCCAATCGCAGAGGTCGCGCTGGGCGAGCCACTTGAGGAAGACGCGGGCGTGCTTGGCGTTGTTGTGGACGGTGACGGGCTTGACTTCTTGCCGCCTATGGTCTATCCACGAATTGACTAAGCCTTTTGTGAGGTCGCCGGGAACGGTGACGTTCCGCTCGTCGGCGTACTGAATGAGGCCCTTGGTGGGGTACTTGTAGGCTCTCGCGGTGGACTCTTTCTGGGTGTTGTATTTGTGGTCGAGAAAGTCGTTGCGGGCTTTTCGGAGCGGGACTGTTTGGGCTGGGTCGTCGTTGGCGGTGGGGCTGAAGTCGGACATATCTGTTTGCCGCAGTTCTGGCGGATTTTAGTACAGGATTCTGTCAGTTGGCGTCCGGCGCGAAGCGCGAGACCGAGCCGCGGGAATCGCATGACCGCGGCGAGGTCGGGGTTCAAATCCCTCCGGCCCCACTTTGCTCACTTCGCTCGCAAATCGCCACCTACAGAGTCCGTACTGGGGTTATACCAAAAACGTGACGGAGATTTCACGACCGGACGTGAACCCGTTACGTTTCCTCCCCCCTGCCTTCATGCGGTGCCTTAGATTCGACTCTCGGCAATATATACCCTTCGCCGCCTACGGAGCGCGAAGGGAATTGTTGTTCGTACACCGCTCGTAAGCCGACATGGACATAGGTGCCCAATCCGACACTTCCTCCATAATCAATCTCGCCAACTACGTTTGTGTCGAACTTTTGTAATTCATGGCGCTCGTAGGGAGTTGTGGTTAGTAAACCGTTCGTAGGAAGACATACTCATGGGGGCCCACTCTCGAACTTCATCCATAATTAGCGCGGCCAGTTCTCGGACCTCCCATTGTGCTTTTCCTGAATGTCGAAGGTCAAAGAAATGGAACAGCGTTCGGAGGTTCGCCGAGAACGTCATGTCCACCGGAGTCGCTTGCGGCAGGAAGAAGCGCGCGTCCTCCTTCGGCACACCGCGCTCGACGGCCTCGTTATACAGCGCCACCGAGTCGTTCCAATGCTGACTCAACGACGCCGCCATTCCCGCCGCTTCCAGACTCTCCGGAATCACCGGCCGCTTGTGGTCAAACCGAACGTACCGCTGACTCTGAACGTCAAACGAAATGAACCGGTGTCGGGTCGCCTGTGCCATAGTCACCCGGCTCACGCCCTCAACGGCGAAAAATGCTGTCGCGTGTTCGAACGGCCCGAAGTGGCCCCGCCGGATTAGTTGGTCTAAGAAGTCTTGGTGCTTTTCCTCGTCTGTCCACACCTCCTTGTCCGGGTCCGACGCCCCCAGAAGGGCCTCGTCGGCGGTCACACCCACGAGACTCTTGCTCATATAGTCGCCGCGGGCCGCCATCATCGGGGCGTCGTCGGGGTTCGGAGTGCTGTTCTCAACTTTAAGTTCTACATTCATGGTTGGGTTGGGTAGGTTACCGCTCCGCAAGCTCTTTGAAAGTCTGTCCACACGCAGTACACTTCTCGGCCTCAAAGTCCGGGGTACAGACCCCGATACATGGGCTCCGTTTACTCTTCTCGTTCCAATTCGTCGGCACGACAGTCGGGTGTTTCAGATACATTTAAAACGGGTCAGAACAGTCTCGTAGCACCCCACATTGAGGGCACACGATTTTACAATGCCTCTTGTAAGGCTCGCCGCCGCACTTAGGACACCGGCCACGGGTCATACAAAGTCTCCGAGGCCGGTCTGTCCGGACGGCTTCGGGGCTCTGCCTTCTCGCCGCGCTCGTATGTCTTCCATTACTCGGTCGAGCCGGGCCTTCGCACACGGCCCGCACTCTCCGTTCTCTCCCATCCGGCGCTCGCCGCAAGTTAGGCAATCAGTTTTCAATAGCTTCCTCCAGCGCCGCTTTCACACACTTCATACAGGTGTATCGGTGAATCCCGTCCTTGCCGAGTCGGTGATTCGTAACGACCCCGAATGAACCGTTCTCCTTGGCTGACTCTCCGCACTCGTCGCACGGCATTACACGAACGCCCCGAGTCCGGTCTGGTGCTGTCCAGATACGGCCGCGTCAACGTCAACACCGACCGCTTCCAGCATTTCACCCATCGGGTTCACGAGCAGGGTGTCGGTCATTTTTCCGGCGTCAACGGTAAGCCGGTCGCGGATAGGCCGAAGGTCGTCGGCGTCTTCGTACCCAATCACATCTATCTGGTCGCCGAGACCGTCAAAGTATGTCGGCCGAAGGTAGCACCTCATGGGCTTGGAGCCCTCACCAAACTCCGTGCCCAAAAGCTCGTTGCCGTTCTTAGCGGCGCGAACGTGGGCCGTTTCGGTGTCGTACTCGTCTAACTCCTGTCCGATACCGCCCGGAATCCCAATCGCGTTCCAGTCCGGGTTGGCCGGGTCAATCTTTTTGGCCGCCTCGTAAATGAGGTTATCAACGTCGCCCTCGTTCCCGCTAAGGACGGCCTTGATAACAGCCTTCTCGGTGTCCCGCGTGAGGCGAGAAGCGTCCGACCGCTTGGCCGCCGAACCCTTGATAGACACGTCGGGCTCGTCCATTACGGCGTCCGGCTCCATGCCCTCCTTCCACGTCGCCGAGTACGCGTACTTTTTCTTCTTTCCCCATTGGAGGAACCGGGGCGCGAACATCTCGGGGTCGATACGCCATTCGCAATCCTCGGCAGGGATGTTCATGCTCTCGGCCAGCGGCGGGTAGACCTCGGCCTCCAGCCGGTCGCAAATCTCCAGCGCGGCGAGAACGCACCGCTCCTGTTCCCACTCTGTCGGGAAACTGATATAGTTCGAATCGGTATCCCCGTAGATTACCTCGGCGTCCGTCTCCGAATCCACGAAGTCGGCAGACCCCTTCACAACGGCCTGTCCGGCCAGCGTAACGGCTTCTGCGGTCTCGCGGTCGTACAGGAAGAACCGGTCCCACCCGATAACGCCGTATATCGAGTTAGTGATAGTCTTCGAAACTTGATACTTTACCGCGTACAGAGCTTCCTCGACGGACCCCGGCTCGGCCGCGTTCTTGAGGTCGCGGAATCCTTCCTTGAGGTCCAGCGCGTCTTCCACCAGCGACTTGAACAGTCCGTCGCGGTCCAGCCGGAAGCAGACCCCGTTCGGGGCCTTGCTGTAGGGGATGTTCTCGGCCTTGGCGCGGGCCTCGTCAATCTTGGTGTCCGGCGAGGCGTTCAGCATATACATCGTCCACGGGTAGAGCGATTCCACGTCGATTCCCATGACGTTGCGAGCGACCCCGGTGTAGGCGTCCATCACGAAGCCGCCCTCGTACTTCTCGGCGTCCGTGGGGTCGGCGGTCGGCCCGACTTCGCCGCGTTCTCGCAGTTTTCGGCGAGCCATCATCTCGATGAACTGGTAGTTGTTCACCGTGTCTTCGAAGTCCACACCAATCTGCTTCCGGAGATTGTCGCGGAACTCGATAACGCCCGCTTCCTCGTTGATACCGTGGGCGAGCCGAACGTCGCGCGCGTTGTAATTAACTAGCAGTTCGGGGTCTTCTTCGAACATCTGGAAGTAGCCTTCGTCGTGGTGAATCTTTGAGGCACCAAGCTCTTCTCCAGCTACGTAGTCCAAGCTGTAGGACCGAAGCTCGCCCCAACTGTTCTTCTTGTAGGCCGTAAGCAGGTCGTAGACCGACCGGCCCTTGATTTTGGCCTCATCAAAGTAGTTGGTGTAGGCTTCGTCCAGCGGGGAGAGACGGTCGGGGCTCGCTCCCACGCGCTTCATTCGCTCAATTACGTAGGGGGCGTCGAAGTCCACGTTCCACGCGGTCAGAAGGTCCGGGTCGCGCTCGGCCAGCCAGCACCCGAAGGTAATCAGCATACGGCGCTCGTCCGGCTCAACGTGGAGCGCGTCAACTTCTTCGGGCTTGCCGTTCGGGAACATCTCCTCGATAGGGCGGCCGTCGCCGTCGATGAACCCGATATACTCGTCGGTGTAGTTGTCGTGGGCGACGATTGAGGTAATGCGCTTCTCGCCGGGCTCGGGGAAGCCGCCCCGGTCGTCAACCTCTATGTCGAAGTTCACGATACGCGTCTCCGGGTCAACGTCAACGGGAGCTTCAATCGGAGAGACGTACTTGATGTGGCACTCTGTCTCGGGAACCTCGCACCAATCCGTAACGCCCGTGTCAATACGGAACCGCTGGGCGGGCTTCACGTCGGCCTCGTAGTGTTCCGGGAACAGGGAGGCGGCGTTCTTCATGCCCTTGGGGGACTCCAAAATCACGCGGCTCACGTCGCCGGTCTCCCCAAACGGCGAGAAGGGCTCGTCGTGTTCAATCGCTTTGATACCGGCGTCACCGAGGTAGTCCGACTCGCGGCCCTCGACGTACTCGGTCTTGGTGTAGAAGTACGGTTCGAAGCCGGTGACCTCAACGTGGTGGCGGTTGCCATCGGCGTCTCGCCCGTACAGGTGAATCTCGGTCCCGTCGTCGTTCGTTACAGCCTCGGTGTTTGTGATTAACAGTTTCATGGTTGGGTAGGTTTGTTATAGGACGCCCTTGGCGTGGCCGCTCCACGTCGTCGCGTGTTTTTCCGGAACACACGTCTGGGGGTCGGCTTCCTCGTGTTCAATGGGAATCCCGAAGTCCACGAAGTCCCGAAGGTGGTACTCCAGAACGTTGCCGGTGTCTGTCTCCTGTATTAGAATATAGGCCATGCCGCTCTTGTCGAGATAGTCGAGAATCTGGTCAGAAACGGCGTAGCCTTCGTGAAGTCGAAAATAATGAGAGCGCCGCGCTCGGGGACTCACGTAGGCTTTCTCGCCGGTCGAAAGGAAACCACCGACCCCGGCCGTGCCTTCTGTCTCGGCCAGCACGGGAACCGGGAGTCGCTGTCTCGGCGTTGCTTTGAGTGTTGGTGCCTCTCTTTTGGTGAATGAGTTTAGGTCTGTCATGGTTGGGTAGGCGCTCCGCTTTCATAGAATTTTCAGACTACCGGAGGCGGCGAGAAGGCGACTAACTGATACCGAGCTTTTTCTTAGCGTAGTAGACGTGGTTCGGCTCGCACCCGAGTTCGGCCGCGACCTCGTGGGGCGACATTCCCGCCGATAACATCTCCCGAGTCCGGTCGGCGTGCTTCAGCGGCTCGCCCCACCGGGACGAACACATATCGTAGTACGGACACTTGTTGTCGCCCTCGTTCCAGTAACACAACGGCTGTTCGTTCGTTTCGAGGTGGTCCGGGTCGGTTCCGCTCACGGATTGGAACGCGTGAACGACCTCTTCGATTTTCTCGCGCCGAGACGCCTTGAGGGGAGACACAATCAGGTCGTCGCCCTTGGGGTAGTACCCGGCAACACCGGCTACCTCCCACTCGGATTCGAACAACATGGCGTAATACTCCCCCTCAAGGTAGATTCCCTCGTCGCGGTACTTCTCGATGGGGGTCTTCCCCGTCTTGAAGTCCACAATCACCACGCCCTCGTCGGCCTCTATCTGGGGGAACGCCGAGGCCGGATAGATAGCGTCGGCGTATCCCATCCACGGAATCGCGTCGTCGCCGTAGCCAAGCGGGTCGTCCAGCCACTCTTCGGCCTCAACCGCGACCGGTAACCACTCTTCGGGCGTCGGGGCGTCCCCAGCCCGGCGAGCCTCAAACAGCAGGAAGTTGCTGATGTACGGCTCGGTGTGGTCGGCCCAGCGCCGCGAGTCCGGGAGCAGGTCAACCATCTCGGAGACGGTCGGCGTCCGGCCGTGTTCCGCGACGAAGACCTCCGCCTCGGCGTAGTAGTCTTCAATCGCCTCGTGGACCACCGTACCGCGCCTCATGTAGCGCGTCTCCGGCTCCTTGTACCCCTTCAGATACGAGAAGTTGAACTTCTCCGGACAAGTAATCCACTTTTTGACTCGGGACTTTGAGCAGTAAGGGATTTCTCCGGGCTTTGCCTGTTCTCGCAGTTGTAGGAGCCGGTCTGTTTGTGTTGGCATTATTTTCCCAGCTTCGTGAACTTTCGAACCCGGTCGAGGAACGATAGACGCTCCACTTCGCGTTCGACGTTCTTTCTGAACGGAGTATTCTGCCGCATGGCTTGGCGGCGACACCGCTCTTGCTCAAACCACTCGCTCTTTTCCTCGGGAGTCATAGACGGCCACTCCGACGGAAACTCGTAATCAGTTCCTCTCATCTTCCAGCGCCTCAACGTGGTCCGTCACTTCCGAGATAACCAGTTGGCCGCCGTCTTCTCGGTAGAAGTCGATGACGCACCGGCCCTCGTCGTGGGCCTTTCTGTTCGCTTCGCCCAGAACTTCCAGCGCCGTTTGAAGTCCCGGAACGGACTGTATCTGCTCTATTGTCGTGTCGTCAATATTCACCATTAGGCACCTCTCTTGTTCCCAAGAACGGTATCGCCGCACTCCGAGCAGGGCACTTCCAGCGTCTTCTTCTTGTCAATCTGGTTCGCCCGCTCGTGGCGGTTGTAGTTGTAGTCGTTTGTCGTTCCACAGTAACAGCATCGGAATCTTGCGTCTGGCATTTTAGAACATCCCCGGCGCTAACATCACGTAGCCGGTCTCTCTCGCTAACGTCGCCCGCCGCTGGGCCCGTACTCTTTCGTCGTTCCGCACCTTCATCAGCGCCCGAGCCGACTTCGCAACCGTGTCGTCGTCTGGCTCAGGGAAACCCATCAGTTGCCTCCAGCGCGAAGGTCTTGATAGGCTTCCTCAAACTCCGGGGGCGCTTCCGGAACCCGGACGTACTCAGCGGTCTCGTCTTCGTCGGGAACGTACAACGACCCGATAGCCGCGTAGCCGATAGCGTCTCGGTAGTGGTCCATGTCCATCCCGCCGACGTGCTTTCGACTCAGTTTCAGCAGAATCATCATGTCGGCCACCTCGTCGCCCCGGATAGGGCGCTGAAGAACGTCGCCAAGATAGGCTGTCCACAGATTAGCTATGTGGTCGTGGTTCTCAACGGGGTCGCCGTGGGTGCCGTTCCGGTCGGCAATCACCGACCCGACTTCGGACGCAAGTTCACCGGCCTGTTCAACGTTTGGGTTGTTATCAAGACTCATGGGGTTGGGTAGCTTCGTTTTTTCACTCGATGATACGGTAGAACTTAACCTGTCTGCGGCAGGAAGGGCAGTTGCCGCGGAAGTTATTGAGGCGGGGGTCACCCACCTTGTGTTCGCACATATTACAGACGAACAACTGGTTGCCCTCGTCCAGCTTGTCTTCGTACTCTTTGTACGTCTCTGGTTGGGGAGTTGGGTTAATGGCGCTCATAGTTCAGCGAGTTTCAGCCGCTTGAGGCGACCAGTCTGGTCTCGGGTGTAGCCGTCAACTCCGAAGCGGAGTACGTCGTCGGGCATGGTCATGGGGTCTTCGCTTACGAACGTGTCAATCGCCCCAGACTCCTTCTCGTGCCACGTCTTCCAGCGGCCCCACGCTCCGAAGATTGTTCCGTCAATCATGTCGCGCCCGCCCTCGGCGTCGGCTATCATCAGGCGGTTTGGGGAGACCTCGGCAACGTCGGCTACGTTAGTCAGACTCTCGATACCACTCTCTGTTTTGACGGCGACCTTCCCGCCGCTTTCAGTCTCGGTCATGGGCCTTCTTCCAGCAGTCCGAACACATCGGGCCGTCGCTGGTGGAACGCATTTCTCCGAGGTTATACATCCGGCCGCAGTAGCCGGTACACCACGTATTCATTAGTGGACCTTACTCGTCTCCGAAACGTCAAAGACGCCTTCTTTCCAATCCGGGTCGGTCAGGTGGTTCACGGCCTTGTCGTCTACGTACACGTCGGCCCCACCTTTCTCGCACTTGAGGCCGTTATACGGAACGCCCCACATGGTCAGAAGGCCCGCTATGTGGCCCGCGTGATTCCACGGCCGGGCCGTCCAGACCACTATCTCTTCGTTCCGTTCCTCTTTCAGCCAGCGAACGTATTCGACCATTTCCTCATTCGGGGTCTCGTCCCCGACCTTGTACGGGTCGCCGCTGTCGGCTGTAAGCGTGTTGTCGAAGTCTATTGCTATCAGGCTCATTAGTGTTGCCAGCAAGTGTCGTCCGGTTCGTCCACCTCGCGGGTACACGGCTTTCCGTCCGACTTTTCCTCGCCGCAGAACCACGTCTGTTTAGACGCGGCTACTCCTTCGGATACTCCCTGAAAGGTGGACGGGGCGGGAGTCTTCTGTTCTTCAGCCAATTCCACAAGCGCCGTAACTTGTCTCGCGCCTGCTCTCGGGCTATCAAGCACCGCAACCACGCGGCCTTCAACGTCAAAACCACCGTCGTCGTCAACAGCAAGAACGCGCCTTTCATACCGGGTCATGGCTGACGAGAGAGGTTGTTGTCCCCCTTCTCGATTCGCCGGACCACGGTACGGACAAGCGCGGCGGTCTGCTCGATTTCCTCGGCGGTCTCGTCGTCGTCTTCAATCGCGGCTTCCACAAGAAGCTCGGCCGCCGTATCGCGGCCCCACTCCTTTGCCGCGTCCATAACGGTGTGGTACTGCTGGGCTTGCTGAATCGCGGTCTGTACTAACTGGTCGCGTTCTGGGTTCTCGGTCGGTTCGTCGTCTTCAAAGAAGTCGTCATTCTCCGGGGGTGGAACTTCAGTCATGTCTGGTTGGGTAGAAGGGGTGTTCGTCTACTGTACGTCGGGCTCGGCTCCAGCGAACGTGTTCTGGTTCATGGCCTGCTTACCAGAACCGTCGTCAAAGAACACGTAGTTCGCACTTCCGGCGGTCGGGCCCCCGGTGTGACCGGCGCTGTCGTTATCAGCAACCATCATCGGGGTCCGGTTCAGAACCATACCGCAGTCGTCGCAAATCGTATCTCCATGGTCGTCTACCCACCCTTCTCCGCCGCACTCGTCGCACGTCGAGGTGGTGTGTTCGACCTTCTTCAAGAGCGTTGAACTTCCGTAGACTCCGGGGTAGGTCTCCCACATGACCTGCTGTAGCTCGGCCAGCGGGAACCCGAGGCGGTCAACTTTCTCGGGATAAATGGGCTCCGGGACCGATTCCTCATCGGCAGGAAGGGTGACCGAAACCGCTTCGGAAAGAACTTCAACTACTCGGCTGTTGTCGGCTCGCGTTTTCTCGGCGGTGGGCATTTATATGGTTGGGTTTGGTAGCCACTCGGCAGAAAAACGAAAACGGACAGAATACATAGATTATTCTGCCGTTAACGTCAATTGCGGCGGCACTTCTTTTGTTCGCGGTAGGCAATCCATAATAGACACAGTTTTCTATATAACTGTATCTAATTTGAACGGTTTAGAAGTAAACGGGTTTTAGTTGGTCTACTGCTTCGTCGTCGGAAACGGTGTGACACCACGCTCCGGGACGGCCGGGGGCGATACCCAGCGAGTTTTCGTAGTCGCCAGCCGGGGCAAGTGTACCGCCCATCAGCACGGGGCGGCCCATTACCGGCTCCCACTTTAGCTGGTGGTAGTGGCCCCAGTAGCCAACATCCCAGCCGCCGTCTCCGTTGCGGTCCATGCTCTCAAGAAGCCACGACTGCCACCGCTTCACGCCGCTGTTGGTGCCGATGTGGCTCAGAGCGTCTTGACCGTGCCTCATGTAGCCGCGGTGACCCCGCATTTGAAACTCTGTGTGGGTATCAACGTGGTTCGTAATGAGGTTCACGTTGTCAACGTCGGACTCCGAAAGGGCGAGGTCGAGGGCGTCGTAGAACAGGTCGTCGGCGTTAGCCTCGTGTGACGCGCCCTTGGCTCGCAGTTCTCCGTGGTTACCGTGCTGACAAACAACCTGAACGGCCGGAAAAGCCGAGGCCAGCGTCTTGATAACGTCCATGTACGTCTTCGCCGCCATCCGGACTTGGCCCCGGAGCAACTGGTCGATGTAGTGCGGCTGGGAAGCAAAGATAGTCTCGTTCGTAACGTGGTCGCCGTTTAACAAGAGGTGAATCGTGTCGAACGTATAACCAGCGTCTTCGAGTGTCGCCTTCCAGCCGAGAATGGATTCCAAATGGTGGAAGACCCGCTCTCGGGCAATCTCCGAACTAAAGTTCGTCTCCACCGTACCGTCCGGCAGAACCTCGGTGTCTTCCTCCCCGAAGTGGTCGTCGGTGCGGAACATAACCATGTCCCGGTGACCCGGCCGGACGGGCAACTCGGCCCGAACCGGCTCGGCGTCGGCAAGGCGTGTTCGAAGCTCCACCTCCAACTCCGAGAGGAAGTCGTTCGCGGTCTTCGTGATACTCTGCTTCTGGGCGGTCGGAACGCGGTGCGTCGTCGTCTCCGAAACCACGCCGCCATCGGCCATCAGCGGGGGTTCCGCGTCCATTCTTTCGTAGTCCCACGTCCCGTTGTCGGAAGAGAACTTGAACGTAGGGTCGCGCCGCTCGGCCCGCTTCAGCAGGTCGTAAACGCCGCTCGTGGATTCATAACCGAGAACATTCGCAATCTCTTCCGCGGTCGCAGGCATGGCCTCAGCGGCCTTCCTCTGGTTGGGTGTAAGGTTAGTCATGTTTGTAGGCAAACCGCAAACGCAGGCAGGAACAGAACGTAGCCGTCGCTCGGCTATCGTCTCCACCCACTTATTCTCAGGTAGTATATTAAAACTACCGGTTCGTGTCAACTTCTTGAGCGTCAACCCATATCTTACAGCCGCCGTGTAAACAGAATTGGTCGGCCTGTCGCCAAACCTTCTCGCAGGTCACGGCGTTGTAATCGCGGGATATGTACTGCTCAATCCGCTCCCGAGTGTATTCTTCGTCAGCCCTCGGGTGCTGATTTAGGAAGTCTATCATCGTCTGGATGGGGACTCCCTTTTCCATCATTTCGGTCACGGCCTTCATTTCCATCATGTGAGAGGCCGCACGGTGCGAGAACGCGTCGTCGCGCTCCGGAAACTCCACGACGCACGGCCGGTCGCTTAGGACGAACGGTATGTCGTCAACGGTTATGGAGTCGTTAGCGCGGTCTTCATACGCTTGTATCCGAGACCGGTTCACGGTCGAACCCGACGATGTAGACCGGGCGGTAGTCGGAGCCGTCCGGATTCGCTGGGTCAACACCTCCCCGGCTTTCTCGTTCGGCGTGGCGTACATGGCCTTGGTGACCGGCCGCCGGGAGCGGGTCAACTCTATGTAGTCGGCCGGACCAATCTCGGCCAACTCCTTGAGCGAGACCGGGACACAGAAGCGGTCTTCTCCGAACGCTTTCGACGCCCCGAGGTGCTTCGTGTTCGGAACGCGCCTCATTCGGCCCAAGTCGGCCGAGTCAACGTCAACCCACTTGTCGAGGTCGTCCAGCCCGGTCGCGTCTTTGAGGTACTCCACGATTGAGTCGGCGTAAGAGGCCATGCCGTTCTTGAACTGGTCGAAATCGCCGTTCGACGGCTCTACGGTAGGGAACACCAAGTCTATGTGTACCCCCTTGTGTCCCGATAACACGACCTGCCAGCAATCGGGATTCTCCGATTTCAGCAGGAAGCGGGCTACCTTCCGGGTCCGAACCAGCAGTCGGCTCATGTCTCTCGCCCAAGCGTCGGCGTGGTTCCCGCCGCTACGGTACTCGTCCGTGTCGGGAATGTCGAAGTCAAAGAACAGCCGGTCAATCCGGGGTATGTTCCCGTCTTTCGTGTGCCCGTTCGGGAAGCTATACGTGCTGATGAACGGCCAGTTGTCCGGGCTTTCCTCGGCGTCCAAGACCAGTTCCACGGCCTCGGGAATCGAGGTTGCCCAACGTTGGTACTTCGTCGCTCGTCTGGGGTAAGTTGGGGCCCACGCCCGGAGCGCGTCTTCTACGGATTCAGTTGGATACGCGTTGTCACTCATTTTCGTGTTCGCTCTCGGCCACCTCCAACCAGCGTTCCTCCTGTTCTAACTGCTTCATGCGGTACTCGTGGTCGAGCTTTGCTTGTCGGCGTTTGACCCCTTGCCGGTAGTCGAGTACGGCGAGAACGAGGAGGCCGAGTATTACCAGCGCCGCTACGTACAACAGGATAGCCAGCATTAGGCCAGCGTTCCTTGGGTCGCCGCGTCGGTCTCCGGCTCGTCGTCGCCGTCGTCTCCGTCGTCGGAGCCCGTGTAGAACGGGTCGTCGGAGAAAATGTCGGCCACGTCTTCGGTCGCCTCGTTCACCGCGTCCTGAAGCGCGTTGTCTTCGGTAATGTCCACCTCTTCCCCGGTGTATGGGTCGATAGCGAACAGGCCGTTGCCCTCGCAGTACCGGGACACATAGGCGTCGGCTACTTCCTCCGGGACGCCGGAGATTTCGTAGACGCCCTCCTTGGCGGCCTCCACGACCTCGCTGTAGTCGAGCCCGACCTTGTGGGTCGTAATCGAAGCGAACTCCGAGAGCGTGTACGTGTTGGCCGAGCCGCTGTCGCTTGCGACCCGGACGTAGCCACGCTCAATCATGGACTTCAACGACCGCTCAACGTCGCGGGACTGGATGTTGTAGCCAGCGCCGCGAAGGTCTTGCTGAATGTCTCGCTTCGTCGGCGTCTCGTTCGTCTCCCGGAGGTAGCGGAGAATTGCTTGGTCTTCGTCGGTGAGGTTCAGCGCCGACATGACCATGTTCTCGCCGAGAATCTTCATGGTGTACCACACGTCGGTCGGCGTCGTCAACATCTTGAGGCCGCGCCCGGTGTCAACCGTGAACCGATTGACGTGGCGAATGAGCGTGACCGTCTCGATGAAGCCGAGGAGCTTGTCGCCGTCGAAGCGGGCTTCCGCAAACTCGGTGGGAAGCGGCTTCTGGTCGATGATGTTCACCGACATGGCGTTCACGACCTTGTTGTTCGGGTGTTCGTTGAAGTCGTCCACGGGGATGTTCCCCATGTACTCCCGAATCCGGGCGGCGTCCACCGGGGACACGTTCCGCTCAACTCGGTCGGCGTGTTCGAGGGCCTTCCGGCGAAGGATAGCCTCGGTCTGGCTCTTGGAGCCGTCAACGCCCTTCATAAACGCCCGCTTCTGGAACTCCGGCCAGTCGTTCAGGTCGAAGTTGCGGTTGTCCGTGGCGATAGACGCGAACACCGTGCGGGGCGGCTCAAGTTTCTGGACCTGAACCTTGTCGTCTTCCCCGCGGTTCATGTCGGTGTACTTCCGGCGGGCCGGTTTGCCTTCGCCCCACGGCTTCGCAATCTTCTCGGTGTTCTCGTCCATGCGGGCAAGGTCACCGAGGTAGTGAACGTCGTACTGGTTCAGGCGGTCGGCGTCGTAATAGTTCGCCGTGTCGCTGTCCGAGCCGGACGACCACTCGTAGGAGTAGTCCGGGGGGAACAGCTTCAGCGCCCGCTCGATGACCCAATCCTTCCCGCCGCGAGAGATACCGTACAGGATGACCAGCCCGCCACGAACGGCGGCGACGGTCACGGTGAGAAGCGTGTCTTCTTCGCCGACGAGTCCTTCGTCTCTCGCTAACTGGAGCAGTTCGAAGAACGACGGCGGCTGTTCGGTCTCGTCGGGGTTAACGACGAGCGATTCCACTACGGTTGGGTTTAGTCCTGACATTGGTTGGGTAGTCGTTCGCAAATGTATCGCCGCCCCTTTCATGGATTTTCACACTACGGGCGGGAGGCGTTAGAAGTCAAACATAACGAAAAGGAAATAGAGAAGAAGAAGACCGATAATTAAATCCGGGCCGCTCATGCCTGTTCGACAAGTCCCTCGGCGATAGCGGAGATAGTATCGTCGTCCAGAACCTCGGTCTGTTCACGGATAACCGCCTTCACTTTGGGGACGGACGGCCCGACTTCCACCAGCTTCTTGCGGGCGATTCGCTCGGCCAACTCTCGTTCGACCATCGCCTGAACGGACTCTTGGCCCTGCTGGTAGACCTGATACGGGTCGTCGTCCGGTTTCAGCGAGAAGGCGGCTACCGCACCGACCGTGATTGGTTCGAATTTTTGTAACTGAACTTTTCGGTCGTAACTGATTTCGATGTTGTCTAAGGTTGCCATAGTGTGTTGGGTTCGATGTGTCGCTTCCCGCCGCTCTCGGTTTCATATCATTTTCAAACTCGGGAAGGGGCGTTCGGAATCTACTCGGCCACTTCGTCCAGCACCGCGTCTTCGCCGCCGAAGTCGGAAACCATGTCGGCGGTGAGGTCGTTGCCGTCGTCGGCCATCAGGTCGCCGAGCAGGGTCGCCGCGCGGTCCCGGTCGGTGAACCCGAGACTGTCGCACGTCGAGATGAAGTCGCTAATCGGCTCCGGGATAGCCGCCGCGGCCGGGCCCCCGTTCTCGCCGCTCTCGTCGTCGCTGTCGCCGTCCAGCGTCCCGGAGGTGTCACCGCCCTCGGTGTCGGTCGCGTTCGCCACGGTGACCTGTGCGCCGGTCTGGGCGTCCACCACAATCGGGTGGTGGTACTGCCGGTCGCTCTGGTTCGACTGCTTCTTGACCTCAAAGAACGCAAACCGGCGGCCGTCGAGGTCGTCGCGGAGAACGTTCTGGGCCGAGGTGTCACGGAGCCAGCCCTTGATGTACTTCTCCGCCGGGCTGTCTTCCTCGGGAATCACCATATCGCGGCCCAGCTTGGTGAGAATCTTGGCGAGCGTCTTGGAAGCCGACTTCGGGCCGTACTCGTCGGAGCCGGAGTACCACATGATAGCGTTGCCAATCTCCACCGGCTCGTCCTTCTCGGGAACGACGGCCTCGACCAGCTCGTACCGCTTTTCGGTCGTGCCGTAGTTCTTCACGAGGTACTGGTTCGCTTGGTCGGCGGTCAGGTCGTCGGCCTCGTCGGGCGCGATACCCACAACGTCCTTCCACGGGAAGACCTTGTGCTTGCCCTTGTCGGGGTCGTAGTAGAGGCACCCGTCAACCAGTTCCACGTTCTCCCACGAGAGACCGAGGGACTGGCCGAAGGAGTTGTCGTTGCCGAACACTTTCACAAGGTCGCCCTCGATAGCCGCGTGGGGAACCATCGTGAGGTTCAGGTCGTCGCCGCCGGAGCCGCCGGAGGAGCCGGAGGAGGAGCCGCTGTTGTCGTTGTCGTTGCTCGCGTAGCTTGAGTAGTCGTAGCTCATATTGGTTGGGTTGTTGGGTTTGGTCGTCTTGCGATTCTGCTCTCGGTGGGGCTGTTGGTATGCTGTTAAACAGTCACCTCAATGCTCCCGGTGGGAATTGAACCACACCCTAACCCCACCCACGCCCATCGAGGGGCATGGTCGTGGGGCCGCCATTGGGAGCTAAATGCGGCGAGAACGCTACTCGCCGTACTTTCTCTCACACACTTTACACCGACACAGCGGGCCGTGTCCCGGCCCCGGAGCCGGGACAGGATATGGAAAATTGGTGGTTTGGTTCATGCCGAAGTGGACCGAGCAGGATTCGAACCTGCGTCTGGACATAGTTCTGTCTCAAGCCGGGCTTTTCATCCCGAACCCGTGCCCCGTGTTGGGCCGCTATCACTATCAGTCCTTTCAGCCCGGTTGATTAAGCCGGGCTGTCTCCGTAGTAGAGAAACCCACGTAGCGTAGCGTAGTACCTTGCCAAATGCGGCTTACATCACTTCAAGAGATTCCGCCCCTCTTAGGCGGAAGTCTGGGCAGACGGAATCGAACCGCCCTCACCGGGTCTACAGCCCGGCCGCTCTCCTTGAACATACCCAGCAAAAGGAGACGACGTAGCCCCACCGAGCCCTCGTCGCTTGTCTCCACCCACTTATTCTCAGGGAGGGTAATAAAGCTATGTGTTCAGGCAGTAAACCGACGCTACCGGCCGAACTCGTCCCGGAAGTAGTCTTCCGTGTACTTCGGCTCGCTCCGTTGGGTGGTGTGGCTCCGGATTTCGTCTACGTACCTCATTAGTTCGAGGAAGCCGTCTTCCGTACTCCCGAGACCTTCTTCCAGTCCGGGTATCAGGTCTTCTAACGCGACCTCGACCGCCTCGGCCCGAACCAGAATGTACGGCCGAATCAGGCGGAGGAAGTCCCGAACGTCGTCCCGCTTCGATAACTCCAGCCGGAAGTTTTCCTCTCGCTCCCGGACCCTTGGCTCGATGCCGTGGTTCATACAGAACTCGTCTAGAAACCCCATGACGGCAGGCCGAGTGTTCTCGATGTGTATTTGTAAGTGAATGACGTGACCGAACCGAGCGCCGTCGTCTTTCGTGACCCGGACTCGGAAGTTGGAACCGAAGTCCAAAACGCCAGCCACATACGGATATTTCCACGGCTCGTCGGTTCGCTCTATCTCTTCGGGGCCTGTCATTACCTCCCTGTACGACACCCATACAGTTAAGTGGTCCGGTGAGAATAAGTGGGTGGAGAAGGTTGCGGAGCCGGGTTCGGTACTCCCGGTTAGGATTACCCCGGTTAGGTATTGCTGTCTTATTTAGTAGGCTGGGTTCCTGCTGGTTTCGGATTACCCTAATTAAGATACTCCGAGAAGGGATTCCCAATCCAACCAACCCTAACCCCCTATAGTCCCCCTTTCCCTTCCTTCCTTTCCCAACTTGAATCTGTTGTGACCAACCATGTACGACGAAAATCGGCCAGAACCATCTACGGAACCTGATACGGAGAACGCGACTCGATTCTACGGCGCGGATTCTGCTGGTGGTTACCGACTCGACGGAACAGAAACGATTGAAGAACACTACCGCCGCCTTGCGAACCTCAACATGGGTATCTGGACCGGAACGTGGGCCGACAACGACGCCCTCCGCCGGGCCGATAACCTCGCGGTGTTCGACGCTATCGCGGGGTTCCTTGAACTGTCTCCCTACCAGAAGACCGTTGCTCGGGAGACGTTCGGTGACCTGAATCTGCGAGAACTGTCGAGCCCCGGTGGAATTGACGCAACACTCGTTGCCGTCATGGTCGCCGCCGCCGTCTGCCGGGACGACGGGCGGCTCTACCACCCGAACCGCGACGACCGAGTGAACGACCCGCTGTTTGTCTCTCTCATTGACGACCTTGGCTACCGCGACTCTGTTGTTCACAGTTGCTATGCGAAGGTTCTCGAACGGGTGAATTTGTAACATGATTATTCTGATTGACGATAGAGAACGAAAGCCTTGGAAGTTCCCCGGCGTTGAAACCGAGGAGGCCCGCTTGGAGACGGGCGACTATTCGGTGAAGGGTTTCGAAGACCGCTTCGCCGTCGAGCGCAAATCGCTAAACGACCTCGCTACCTCCGTTGGTAGTGAGCGGAACCGCTTCGAGGCCGAGATTCAGCGAGCGCAAGACTTTGACGAGTTCGCTGTCGTTGTTGAAGCCTCCCGAGAAGACGCCGCCGCAGGTAGATACTATTCTCAGATACACCCGAACGCAGTTACGGGCACCGTTGAGAAATGGCCGTTCAAGTACGGCATACTGGAGTTTGTCTGGGCTGGTGAGAACGAAGACGGCGAGAAGGTGCGCGACCTTCCTGCCGCTCGGGACCACGCCCCACAAGAAGCACTCCGATTACTTGACCGCTGGTATTTAAAAGCCGCGAGCGACCTTTTCTAAAAAGAGTGGTTCGGGTCTGTCGTTAGACCCTGCCGCTCTTTCGCACAACTCCGGCACGCGTACTTCGTGTTTAGGCTCGCCGGAGCCACCGTACCATTAAATGCCCGCCATTCTCCGGTCTCGGGGTCGCGTTTTACGGGCGTCCCGTTCAACCGAGGGCCGCCGCAGAAGCCACATTCAGTCATGCTCTCCGATGTATAGACGCTCTTCTGTCGCCTCTACCTCTATCCACTCGTCGTCGCCTTCCGGCCGAATAGCGAACGAGTGTTCTACGTAGTCGAACTTGTTACCGAACAGTCGAACGCGAGAAAGCTCGGTCTCGTAAGTGGTCGTGTCTCCCATGTAGGAGCCGACCACCCGAACTTTCGTGTCACTTTGTTTTAGTATTTCGACCGCTTCGAACGTTGCTGTTCCAGTTATTGTTCCAATTGTCTCGTCGGTCATAAGAGGGTGTAACGTCGCCGCTGTTTTAATTCCTATACGTTGTCGAACGCTTCGTGGCTCGGTGGTAGCGCGTCTATCGGTACTTCGTGACCACAACACCCACATATCCAAGCCTTGTAAGTCCCGTAGTGGCTCTCCGTGGTTGTGAGGTATCCATCTCCTGTATGCCTACAGGGGTAGTTGGATTCGGGCATGGTTGGGTCGGCCTTCAATTTCATTTATATTTCAAACTGGAGAAGGCTTAACTGTTCCTCTACCGCGTGTTCTCGGCGCTCACCATCCGCTTGCCGTATCCAATGTCTTCTACGGTGACCCGGTACGGGCCGACCACCGAGGTCGCGGTTTTCCCGTCGATGGACACGTTGTTCGACCCCCGAACGACGACCGGCTCGCCGTTTTCTCTAAGAACAGCGAGAACGTCGCCGCCCTCCGTAGCGAACGCGTCGTGTTCCTCTTCCGGGGCCCAGCCTTTCACCTGCTCGGCTTCGGCCAGCGTCCCGAGGTCGGCTCGGCCCATGTCTTCCATGTCCGGAGCGCCCATTTGTGGGTACGCCTCTTCTAAGTCGATTGGCTCGGCGTCGTCGGTCGCTATCTCCATAAGCTGTTCAGCCGGGGGGAGTAGTTCCTGCTCGTCGTCAACCGGGTTGCCCTCGGCGTCGAACCCTTCTTGCTCGGCGAAGGGAACGGGCTCGCCCACGTCCACCACGTCGAGCGCGCCGGTCGCCTCGTAGTCCTGAATGTACTTCGGAACGTTGCCGTCAGCGTCCTCGGTGTAGACGACGCGAGTGAGGTACGTGTAACCGAAGACACCCGGAACGTAGTCGGTCTTCTCAACTTCGACCATCTCCGTCTCCGTGTAAGAGACCGTCTTGGTGTCGCCGTTCGGAAGCTCCACTTCCTCGGTCTTCTCCACCTCCTGCTCTTCCATCTCGGTCGTCGTCACCTCAACGGCCCGCGGGTGAATCAGGAACAAGCGGGTGCGGCCGGGGTTCACGACCGGTGGCTCGTTCCCGCTGGTCACGGAGATTGCCTTGTTCACGCCGTGGACCTTCGCCTCGGCTGTAAACTCTTCCGCGGTGTCGTAGTGGGTCTTTCCGACGCTCATCAGCAGGTCGTGGCTGTGGAACGACGCCATTTCCCCGGCGGTCGTCCCGGTCGGGCGGTCTCCCATCAGCCGGTCGAGGTGGTTCTGGACTTCGTGTGGCGGGTTCGTCCGGGTCAGCCCGGCCTCGCCGGTCACAGACATTTCGAACTGGATGCCGGGGAACTGCTTGTAAGACCGCTTCCGGTCTTCCTTGAACGGGATAGGTTCTTCGAACTCGACAAAGGCAGGAAGGTTGCCGTCCGTCCCCACGTCGGCTCGGAGGTACGCCTTGCCCTGCTTCAAGAAGCCGCACCCACGCTCGGGGTTCGGAAGGGCCTCGGTGTCGTCGCTGTTCTGGTTAGTGGCGGTGCTGTCGCTCTGGGTCGTCTCGATTGACATTATCTCTGGTTGGGTTTGGTTGGTTTCAGCGCGGTACTACGTGCTACCTGATTTCATGTATGTTTCAGACTATGGTAGCGGCTACGTCACCACGGCTCCAACGTCGGGTCGCGGGTCGCTTGGTGGCGTAGCTGGGCTTCCCGGTCAGCTTCCATTTCGCAATATGGACACCGGGTGTAGCCGGTCGGGAGGGCGTCGAGGTTCACGTCGTGCCGTTCACAGTAGTTCTCCTTCTCGCTGTTTTCGTCGCTCATTAGTAGGGTTCTGGCTTGAACTTCCGAGTGATTTTCCACCCGCTGTTGTTTTCAATCAGCGCCTCGGCGTCTCGTATCGCCGTTATCTGTCGCTCGTTAAGTGGCTGATTGTCTTCGTTCTCGGCGAACATCTTTGCCATGCTATACAACTCCACGAGGTCGTCGGTGTAGACTGATTGTGTTCCCATTATCGTAGGTGCCTCCCACCCCTCTCCTCAAGGTGCCGCTCATAGGCCCGCTCGGCCTTCGCAAGCGCCTCTCCTTCGGCCTCGGCCATCTTCCGCTCGGCCCGCTCTTCCATCGTCTCGGTGTGGTCCAGCGTCACGTCGTGTCGGTTGAGCCCCGGCCGAAGCTTCAGCCCCTCCGGGTAGTCGGCCAGCCGGAGCTTTCGGAGAATCGCCGCGGCTCGTTCCTTATCGGAAGCTACCTTATCGACGGGAAGCGCCACGCGAATCGAGACCTCGGCAAACTGTACTTCTTTGTGTTCGTTTTCGTCTCTCATAGTCGGTTGATGATTTCAGGAACCGCGTCGAGAGCGTCCTGCTCGCTCTTGTATCGGCCGCGGGATACGGCGTACTCCCCAATCTCGGGGTCGCCCCACTCGTGGACGCTCAAGACCGGGTAGATAGCAACGTGGTGGTCACCGTCTCCCCGCTTGTCCCAATACACTTCGCCGTGGTAGCCGCCGAGACCGTGCTTTCCGGCCAGCGAGCCACCCATCCGGAACGCCGTTCCGAACCAGCGGGTGTAATGAAGCCGACCGCGCTCGCCGGACCACCACTCAAATCCCCGCGGAAGGTCTGGGAAGTCCAGCATTACCACACCTCAATTCCGCCGCTTGCGTAGCCTTCGTCTTCCATTTCGAACCGAATGTGAAACTTGCCTTTCGCCTTCCGGGTCCGGACCTCGGGTGGGTGGTGAAACGAGCCTCGAATATGTTCTGTAATGACGCTCGTTTTGAACGAACCTTCCAGTTCGAACACGCCTTCGCCGTAGTAATCGAGGAAGTCCACGTTGCCAACACGAACAGCGTCGTAAACTCCATCCGGGTCAGCCAAATCAGCTTCCGGGAAGAACGTCTCCCAGTCCCCGATAAGGTGAGCTTGATTGATGATGTACTCGGCCAATACTTCGTCTTCGATTTCGCTGGTTGTATCTAACATGGTTTGGTTTACCCCTAACAAAAATTTTCGCAGAATTTCGGGCGCGTAAGGGCCCTTACTCGTATTCTCCGGGTGGTGGGCACCCGTATCGGTTCTCCCGCATGAACTGTTTTGCGGCGGCGACGGCCAACATCCGGCCGCCCTTCCCGCCGCCGCAGTTCCCCCGGATTAGGTAGGAATCACCGGGGTAGACGGACGTAAACAGCGCGGTCCAATGCCCGCGGTCGTTCAGGTGGGCGACGACTCGGTACGGGCTTGTTTTGTAGCCCCACTTCACGAAGTCGTCGTAGTTACTCAACTCCCGCCACGCTTCGGAGGTGGTCGGGATAGTTGCGGTACTCGGCGTCGGCGTCTCGGTGTCTGATTTCATCAAGGCATGAATCGCACATTCTGTTGTCTGTATCCGGGTGACCGGGCGGGTAGTTCCGGCAGTCAGACCAGTTTAAGCAGGCCCCTTCTGGGGGCTCATCTCCGGATTCACGGACAAACAACGTAGTTTGTTCAAATCCCATGTCGATTCTCACATTAACGCGGCTCGCTCGGCCACCATTCGGCGGCTGTAGTCGAGCGGCTTCCCGTCCCGAACGCCGCTCTGGATAATCTCGTCTTGGCCGAAGCACTCCAACAGAAGCGCCTTGTTGTTCAGGTCGGCTCGGGTCCACGCGTGGAACAGGTCGCCGTCCCACATGGCTCCGAAGAAGTGGCCCCCGACGTGCTGGAAGTCGGCCGGGTCGGTCTCGTCCAGCTTCCCCCAAAAGACGTACTTCTTAATCTCTTGCTCAAGAGAATGGCGCGGAACGTCAGCCGCCCCCTTCGGGAACGTCAGCAGGTCAATGAACAGGTCGGACGCTCCGGCCTTGCTCATGTATCGGATGTGTTCGTTGGTTAGTACCACGTCGCTAACGGATTCGTATTCGTTCATAGTTGGTTGGGTAGGTCGTCTCACTTCCCGCCGCTCTCGGTTTCATGTATATTTCAAACTCGGGAAGGTAGCTAATACAGCCAGTACACAATAGAATTAGCCGAATCCGGCGGTTCCCAAATTGTCGTTCCGACTGCTCGATTAGGAATGTCTACCGGCTTCGGGTTCGCAAAATCTTGCCGGTCAGCATAAATTGTGTACTCGTTCGTTATCTTTGGCTGTTCATTATCGGGCTCAAGCCACGATACCTGAACCGTGTTTCCAAAAGGAGACAGGTCAGATACCGTAATCGCCGCCGCGTGTCCGGGAATTGAGACCGCCTTTCCGACTTCAGCCGTTGTTCGCTTTTTCGTGTGTAAGTTCATGTGTGCCATCGTGTGCTATGTCGCTGTTCACTATCATGGTGACCCGGTTATGAGCCGGGTCGATGTCCATATCTGAAATAATCATACCGTCGAGTATGATTTTTCCGTGCTTTTCGTCTACAATTCGGAGCGTATCAAGCCCCTTCCACGGCGTGCCGGGCTCTAACGGCATTACTGGTTTAACCAGTATTCTGCCGCCGATTCGGCCGCGTGAATACTCATGTGCTGGTGCTGTTCTTGAATGTCCTTCGCCACGTCCCAAGCGGGCTGGTTGAGGTCTTGTGGCTTGTGGGTGATTTTCGGAATGATTGTTTCCTCTATCTCGTTGAGTCGCTGGTGGTTCTCGTATGCCGAGCCGACGTTCGAAAACCACGAGTTTAGCTCAACCGTGGCTTCCAGAACCGACAAAAGGCTTCGGTAGTCGCCCATCGTCTGTGCCATTTGTCGTAGTCCGTTCACGGTCGTTTCGAATCCGGGTGGGTTTTCACTCATGTTTGGTTGGGTAGGTCGCCTCGCTTCCCGCCGCTTTCATACATTTTCAGACTCGGGAAGGGTCGTTTACTGGCCGTGTCGCCGCTCGATTAGGTCGTTGATTTCGGCGAGAAGCGCCGCTTCGTTTTCCTCCGCCACAAAGAAGCTCGGGTGGCCGAATGTCGAGAAGTCGATAACGTAGGTGAAGTCAAGGTCCGGGTGAGTCTCGTCGCTCTTGGCCCACTCCGAAGCAATCCGCTTGTATTCTCGGTGGAACGTTCGAGTCGAAATGTTGCTTGGCGCGGCGTCTTTGGCCGTCTTAAGAGCAATTTCGGTCCAGTTGTTATCTTCTAACCATTCGGCGAGAGAGCCCGAAGCAAGCGCCTTTGCGAGCCCGTCTTCGTGGCCTCCCGGCAGGCCCCACAGGTCGGTCATTTCGTCGCCGAAGTACGCTTCGAAGTCCCACCTAACGAGGTTCCCTTTAACAGAGAAGCCGCTAATCTCGTCGGTCTCGCCATAATGAACTCGGACGCTTCCAGATTGGTCGGCGTGGGTCGGGAAGTCGTATCCAATATCGTGAGAGCAAGCCGGACAAAGAATCGGGGCGTGGTCGTCTTCGGGTTCAGCGTTCCAGAAACGACTCTCAACGTCACTTACAAACTCAACGAAGTCGTCGGTAACGTTGCCCCACTCGTCTACCCACTCAGTTTGAGTGTAGCCTTCGCCGTGGCGGATTTCGAAGCGCCACATATCGGCGTCACAACACGGGCACCGCTCTTTTTCGAGGTCGTGGTTGTTCACCGCTTCGAAAATGTCGTAACCGGAGTCGAGCAAGCCCCTGTGGGCTCGGCTCGGCAGGCTCTTGTCCCACGACTGAAGCAAAATCGCGTCTTCAAGGTCGCCGTAAACGTCGGCGTAGTACAGTACATCGGTCGGGCTGATAATGTGGTTCCGGTCGAGCCACATTTTCACTTCGTCGTGGCCGAAATCCTCGGCTAAGTAGGATAGGGCCACAGAATCCATCATGTTTTCGTAGTCGAATCTTGGGTCGGGCTGGTTGGGTTTGGTTTGGCTCATTTTGAGTTACCAGAAGTGGTAGTTGTAGTTATTGTGCGATTTGGTTGCGACGTTCCGGTTGTGGTCTTCCCATTCGGTTTCGGGAAGCGTACAATTGAGGCAAATTGAATACACCCACTTTTCGCCGCAAGCGATACACTCCGGGGGGTTGTCTTTATTCCACATCTTTGATGTAAACCATTTCTCCGCAACCGACGTGTTCCGGAACGCCGGGCTTGAACCGGGGCCGAATCACGCTCGTCTTGCCACAAGGGCACTTCCATAACGCCCTCATGCTATCCGAATAGGTTTGTTTCCGGGGCGGTGGAACGGGTGTTCCACGTCGTCGGCCCCCATCCCGGTGTTGAACGGGTGTTCGTAATCCGGGTCGGCGAGCCGCTTCAGGTCGTGCCACATATTCGCGCTCAGGGACGACCCGAGCCGACGCTTCGCGTTTACCTTGTAGGCTCGATTGTCCTTCCCGGTGATTTTGACGTGGGTAGCTTTCCCGTAGAAGTCGGTCTGGGTCACCCGAAGGTGAAGCCAGCCGCCGTTATACAGAAACTCCAAAGAGTCCTGCTCGCCACGGCGAATCCGCTTCATGTTCCGAAGGAAGCCAACTGTAATCGGTTTGTCAACGCTGGGGAATATTGTTGCTGTCATGGTTGGGTAGGCCGCGTTCCCGCCGCTCTTGGAGCGGTTTCATTTATCTTTCAGACTCGGGAGCCGAAATTAGTAGGCGCGGTACTTCTCGCCGGTTTTCTTGTCGATAACGTGTTCGCTCTCTGCCTCGCAATTCATATTCGTACAGATGTATCGGGGCTTTCCGGTCTTCTTACTAATTCGCTTCCGGTAGTTGTGGTGGCCGCACGGAAGCATGAGCCGGTACGGGTCACGAAGTGCGGCCCGGTGTCGCTCGCTTACTGCCATTCTCGGTCGATTATGAACCAGTCGCTCGCGTTCCCTTCATGAACGTCGTTCGTAATCTCTTGAACCGCCGAGACTGCCTTCTCGTGGGTCAGGTGGTCGTGGTGAATTGAGTAGCACTCGATGATTGAGTCCCACTCGTCTATCAGCTCGTCGCCTTCGAAAAGCTGGACGTGGTATTCGTAAGCGTTCTCGTCTTCTTTGACGCGGTAGACGCGTCCGTTAACTCTGTAGTTCATGTTAGTGTTCCATGTGGTAGATAGTCACCGCGTAGTGCTGAACGTCGTCGTAAGCAAACGCCTCGGCCCGCAACTCTACGATTAAGGAAAACGTCGCCAACGTCGCCGGGTCCGTCCAAAGGAACCGGTAACGGTTGTCGCCCTCGGCTTCGTAGACCTCGCCGTTCCGAATTACATCCCCGACCGTTTCCCACGGGATTTTCCGCTCTTTCACCGTTCGAACGAATTTGCTCCAGCCCTTGTCGTGTTCCGCCGGGACCGGAGTGTAAAACTCAGGCCGCCGGGGGACTGATGTAACGGGCCAGTCGTGGGTGTATTCGTCGGCGTATCGCTCAACTTCTTTGTGGGTTTGGATGCTACTCATTAGCAACTCCCGACAACCCGAAGGTCGTCGTTCTCTCGGTCGTAATCAAATTCCGGGGCGTCCCAATCGCGGCCGCAATCCTCGCAGAAGGCCACTTCCGAATGTTCTCGGCCGGTTGTCACAACGTGGTTGTGGTCGCACTCGGCCTCGAACTCCCGAAGTGCCTCATAGACTTTCTCAACTCCAGCCCGCTCGGCCGCCTTTAGCTCCTTACGGAGCAGGTCTCGGGCTTCGCTCGCCTGAATCTCGGGCGGTTCGTGACTGAAATTCACCTTGTCCGGGACCGGCTCGCCGTCGAGCATGGCCGTAATCTCGGTCGGAGTCCACGGAACGACCGTATCAATCGGGACGTAATCAGACAGTCGCGGGTCGCTGAATCCGACGTGTCGCTCGCCGCGAATCCGGGTGCCGCCCCGGCTCGCGTTCTTCATTTCCAGCCGACCGTGAATCCGGTCGGGGTCGGAAAGCGTCTCCCATTCCAGAGAGTAGCGGTACTCCGAAAGGCCGGGAATCGTTCCGCCGACCATCTCGTTCCGTTCGTAGTCGAAGTGTTCTTTCGACTGGTAGAAGACAAATCCGAAGTGCCGCCCGTTACCCGCGGTCGGAACGTCATTCGAGTGGAGTTTGGTAATCCAGTAGTCGTCTGAAAGCGAATCCAGATAGTTGATTTTCCGAAGCGCCTTGTTATCTTCAATGTCGATTCGGTACGTGTAGGTCCGGGGCTTGCGTCGGTTGTTGTAACTCATGGTTGGGTTTGGTTTGGTTTTGGTTAGTCGCGTTCCCGCCGCTCTTGGAGCGGTTTCATACATCTTTCAAACTCGGGAACAGTTATCGGCTGAACAGCCCGGCCGAAGTCGTAATCAGCGGCTCGTCGTTAACGAGAGTGTTCACAATCACGCCGTTCGTCGCCATCCTGAATTGAAGGTCAATTGTCGCGGCGTGTTCGGTTCCGGTATCGCCTCGGTCGGCGTGTCCGAATTGTCGGTACGACCCGTCCGGTCGAATGACTCCCGAAGGAGCCGGGTACTTGAAGTTCATTTTAAGTTGCTTTGTCAACGACCTCGCCTAGCGGGAAGGTGACCGTCGTTTCGTCTTGCTTTTCTACAATCAAGTCCGGCCCCTCTCTCCACCATGTTCGAACGTCGGTGACCGTGCCTTCATTATTCGGCGTAACGACTGTGATTGTGGTTGGGTTTGGTTGTGTCATTTAGTTGGTTTCCACCCGAAGCGGGGCATTACAGCACCGCGAACGGTAATCGCCGGGATTTTTCACCGTCTTCGATTTCCGGTGTCGGTAAGCTACGTCTTTATCGCACTCTTTACAGAACAGAACGTATTTGGCCTCGTCTTCGGCGAACGACTCGCAATGCCGGTGTGTTTCCAGCGGCTCAACAAGCGTCTTGAACAGTCGGCCGTGGCCGCCTTTGTGGTAGTTCTGGACGGTGTGGACGTGAATCAATTCGTGGCGAATGGTCTCGGCAAATTGTTCCCAGCCCCACTTTTGATACGCCTTCCAAGCATATCGGATGTACTTTACTTGGTCCGAGCCCTTGATGTGAGCCACCTTTCCGGCCGTCTTCACAAGCTGGTCGGAAACCTCAACTGGAATCCCGTCGAGGTCAACATCCAGCACGTCGTAGTGGCTGTTACACCAATCGTGGTATTCGTCAATCGCCCGCTTCAATTCGGGGCGGCTCATGTCGTCCGGGAAGCTCGGTTCCGACTCGTCGTTCGACTCGTCGGTTTCTGGTTCCGGTTCCGGCTCCGGTTCTGGCTCCGGCTCGTCGGTTTTGAATTGGCTCTTGTCGAATCCTTTCGGTGTTGGGAATCCCATTTTAGCACCAGTCTTCTACGTAGACCGCGCCGTTCGGCTCGGCCGTGATTGATTGTCCTACCTTGTCGCCGAGGAAGCTGATGCTATCGGTTCCAAAGCAGACCACTAAATCATCTCCGGGGAGTAATGGTACTTCGAAGTCGGCTACTATGTCGGTCATGGTTGGGTAGTTTGGTTTGGTTGTTACTCGTCAATCTATTCAACAGCCCTTTTGGGCGAAGTCCCAATCCGGGAGTCGAACCCGGTTACTGTCCTGTTTGGGGAAGCGGGGTTCCTGCCGAATAGGGATTATCCGAAACCGGAGAACCCTATCCTACAACCCCCTTGTAGTTCCCCCTTCTTCCTTTCCCTTACTGAACCTCGCCGCAATTGAGGCAGTAAGACAATCCCACTTTAGGATTGAGTCGGTCGGGGAATTGTCCGAATCCTTTGTCGGAGCCACAATCAAGGCACTTCATAATCTTGGAATGAATTTCGAAGCCCGTTCGTGGTCCGGGCAATTTGGGTGCCGACAATAGTATTCTACGTCGGAGGGAGTTTCAGGGTGAACGTGTTCGACTCTTAAGAGTCGGTCGTAAGAGCAGACCTTACACTCCATGTCTTCAATCGTAACTCGCTTTCCGGAATAACCGAGTCCCCGAATAAGATTGACTGAATTGTAAAGCTTGCTGATTGTGTTGTCTGTCATGGTTTGATTTATTCCAGCGGGAAGTCTTCTTGCCACGCCGTTTCGGCTCGGCCCTTTGCCATTCGACGGGAACCCGGCGGGTCAACCGGCCACGACGAAATAATATGCGTCTCGATAAGTTCGTCGTAGTAATCCATGAACCGCTCGACGTATTCGGATTTGTCTGGGTGCTTCGATTCAATATCGTATCCTCGATAATCGTAATCGTGGGTTGCTTCAATTGAAGCTAATGCGATTACTTCGTCCCAAGTGAGACTCATTTCTGTTTCACCTCAAGGTCAGCATATCCACCTTCGGTTTCTTGAGTGACAATCACAGTTTGATTGTATTCACCAATATCAGCACATTCTGAAACACCGAAGGCAAATCCGTTTAGATTCAGAGCGCAAGCCGTCAATTCCTCACGTCGCTGGTCGCTGTCGATGGCGTAAATTTTGTAGCCGCCGTTTCGGGTGATGTTTCCATCAACTTCGTCTTCTTGTCGTTCAATAACTACGTTCATGGCTTCTACTCTGGTTGTCATGGTTGGGTTTGGTTTGGTTGGGCTGCCTTCCCGCCGCTATCGGGCGGTTTCATGTATGTTTCAAACTCGGGAAAGGAGTTATTCGGATTCCAATTCGCGGGCCGCTTCAACCGTTCTGGAATCTATCAAGGCGGCTTGAATCTCGTCTAATTCAAAGTACATCCTATCAAGGTGTTCCGAATCCCCATCTGATTCGGCTAAGATTGTTTCAATCTCGGTCTGGATTTGGCCGACTGATTCCAGCGCGTCTTTTCGAAGTGCGTCGAGGTTATCTGTGTGATTCATTAGAATTTGTTTCGGGCGATTTCTTCGGCTCGCTCTACGTCTTCTTGAGTCGGGATTTCGTCTCGGTCGTATCCCATCTTGCCTAATTCAATCTCAACGAGTCGATTGAATTTGCGTTCTTCTCGAACCCGGCGGTCGTGGCGGGCCTTGATTCCGGGGTCGGCGTAATATCCTTCGGGCTTGTCTCTCCAGTCGTTTCGGTAAATGCTCATTTTAGAAGTACCAATCGGGCTCGGCGGTAATCATGTCACCGATAATGGGATTCTCAAGCCGCGCCTCAAATTCAGTTTGTGCCTCGTCTTCGGCCTCGGTTGATTCCGGCTCGTCCCAGCCAATATTGTAGGCCAATTCCGGATTCATTTCGAAGTCGGGGTCGTGGTAGCCGTTCCGGTCGTCAAGGTCAATAGCGGTACTGTCGTCGGGGTCAAATTCAACTGCGCTCATGGTTTGGTTGTAACTCTCGGGTTTGGTTGAGTCACCCACTTATTCGAAAGTGGGATATTAAAGCTATCTGTCGGGGCTATTCGAAAAGGCCGTTCATGGTTTCGCCCTCTTTTCGGCGAGTGATTTCGTCGCCGACTTCCTGCTGTTTTCGGCGTTGCTGGGCCCATTTGTCCGGCGTTGATTCTTCTTTCGAATCCTCGTCTTGCTCTTGCCATTTCATGCTATCAAATCCCCTTGTGGGGATTCCTAAGCCGGGAGTCGAACCCGGCGGGAAGTCCAGCACTTCTTAGGAAGAATCAGCTACGGCTCGGGGTTTGGTTTAGTTGTGGACGACCTTGTAGCCAGCCTCTTTCAGAGCTTCGACGGCCCCCTCGGCGGTCTTGTCGCCGAGCCGGTTAACGGTCTTGAGGGTTTCAAGCACTTCGTCGTCACTCACTTCGTCGCCGCTTTCAGCGGCCCAGACCACGAGGTTACCTTCGTCGTCGGTCGGTGCCTCATATTCGTCGGGAATGAGAATGTCGTCGTCGTTGTCGGTGAAGGTCTCGGGGTTAACCCCGAAGTCGGCGGCGTTTTCGACATTCAACACTTCGTGTTCGAAGTCCGGTTCGATTTCCTCTTTGAATCCCCGAAGGCCGACCTCCGAAGGAATGTCGCCGTTTTCACGCATTTCCCGGAGGGAAGCCTTCATGTCGTCCTTAGCATCCTTGTAGAACACGAAGTGGTCGGCGAGGGGCGACTGGCCCTTAAGGGCCGCAATATCGGCGTTGCTGGGCCGGTCGCCGTCGCCGAATAAGTGAGTCCGGCAAAGCTTCGAGATACCCCGGTAGGTATCAACGACCATCCAGTAATCCTGAAGGGTCTCGATTTGCTCGTCGCTAAGAGTGTCGTAGACACTCTCGGGCTCCGGTTCGGGCTCCGGTTCGGCGGCCGCGGCGTTGTTCTGGTTGCTGTCGTTGCTGTCGTTGGGAGTCGGGAAAGCCATTAGTTTGGGTTTGGTTTGGTTAATTCGGCCCACAAGGGCCGTTCTATGTCTCATCAGCCCCCGGTGTTGGCTATGGCTCCGGGGAGACGGCCCCCGAAGGGGCCGTTTCGACTGCCATTTTGCTGTTAGCCCTGAAAGGGCTCTTAGGAAGTTTGTATCGCCTTCGGTTTCGTCCCCTTGCGGGGTTTCACGCCGTCGTAAGCAAGTCCATGAATGTCTCCCCCGAAGGGGACGGCCGGATAGGTCCGGTTCGCTCTTAGCCTTATCCCGAAGGCTTCCAACGGGCCCGGAAAGGCCCGGAAATGGGATTTATGCGGCCCCCAAGGGGGCCGGGCTTGAGTTACTACGGATAGATTAGCCTAACAAGTTGGGTTTTATGCTTACGTCGTTTTAACGGCCGTAGCGGTTCCTTAAACGTCGGAATCCCGTTTACCGTTCGCATAGGTAAGCCCCTACAGTCAATCCCCCGAAGGTTCGAACCTTACGCAATCCCTGTAGGGCCGGACGCAAGGGGCGAATATCCGGGCTCTTAACCCGAATGTTACGCACATTCAACCGCACTTCGAAGGGGGCTTACTTCGGCCCCCGAAGGGGCCGGGTAGGTCCAAGGTAGCACTATATTGTACTTTTTCCGGTGATTCACGGGCCGCAACGCCCCGAGCCCCCGAAGGGGGGTTTTGCGCTTTTCACACAACACACACAAGCCCTTACGCGGTCTCTCGCCGCGAGTCGGGCCCTTACGGGCCCTTAAGGGGGCTTATCCTCCGGCCCTAACGATTATCGCTCGGGCGAGGATACGGGGCCGCTTACCACGGTTACCCGGTGCCTTTCGAACCTACCTACCTGAACAGGCACGACATAGCTCGGAACCCCGAGGGGCCCGAACCCGAGCGGCCTTGTTCGCCTCCGACCCCCGCTCACTTCTTGGGGGCTTTCATCGACATTATGGGTTAAGGGTGAGGAGTATATAAGGCCGTCGTTTTTGCTCAAGTGCCGATTTCAGCAAGAAGGGGGCTTGTACCGCCAGACTAACCTCAAGTATAGATACAGTAGCACGATATAACCGGGGAATAAAACCAAGTGGTAGCGCCTTCCCGCCGCAAGAGGCAAAACCGCAAGACGGCAAGGCCATTAGCGGGTAATATTACTCGGTTCCCTTAGCTGGCTTACACGACGGGGCGCGCCAACATGGCTTAAACGCCGAATACAAGCCTTTCGGGCCCTCTCCGGCCCTTTTAGCTATTCCACACAAGGGCCCCCATAACCCATTACGCATAGTAATATACCCTGCTTATCTTGCCGGTAAGAGGGGGCCGACCGCGGTATCACGAGGGGAGGGGCCCTTATATACCCTTTATATAGGGCCGTAGCTCCCACGAGGGAGGGAGTATATAAAGAGTATATAAAGGGGGTTAGAACACGACATGGGAGGGGCCCGCCGTTACGTGACCT